TCAGCATCGATATACTTTTCCTTTTAAATCAACATCTTGAGTCTTGGTCTTGGTAGGCTGTTCGTCGCTAGCTACCATCGTAGCTACCGTGCCGCCCACCACCATCGCGCGCAGGCTGTCTTCGGTGATTGCTGAAGAATTCGCGCCGAGCTGGACCAGCGTCAGTTTGCCCTGGTTCACGAAGCGGTAGATGGTGGCGCGCGACACGCCGAGGGCCGCGGCGGCGGCGTTGATGCGGTGCAGTTTGGGCAGCGTGCTCATGTGCGTCAGGCCTCAAAGGGAAGCAACTCGTCGACGATTTCGCCGGTTTCGACGAAATACCAGTCCGAGTCGGTCAGGTTGTTGATCAGGAACCGTTCGAATTCAGCGGGCGCCGTGGCGCGCCGGATGCGCTCCCACTTGGCTGGCGGACCGCGCCACGTCGGCTCGATACCGGCCGCGCGCGCGGCGGCCAGGTTGTGGTGCCCGTCGACGAGCACGCGATATCGCGCGCCGCGCAGCTCGAGCTCGGCGACGCGGACGATGAACACACGAAAGCGCGCGGCCTTGTCCGCGACCTTGGCAGGGTCTAGAAAGCGCTGCGACGAGATGAGCGGGGCAGTTTCAGCCATGGCCCAGCTCCCGTTCGGCCGCTGCGAGGGCCGTATTGAGCTCTGTCATGGCCTCGTGAGTGCCGCCCTTGTCTGGGTGTGAGGTAGAGGCGCGGCGCCGGTATGTGGCCCTCACAATGGCGAGATCTCGTTCTGTCGGCAGTACGCCGATCACTTCCCGCCAATCGCGTGGCGCGCTGGGCGCCGCGATCGCAGTGAAGCCAGTGAACGCCGCCTCGAGCATGTCGCCAGTCCCCCATCGCGCAATGCCGCGCAGCGCTTCGATCGTCTTGGCGATCGCCTGCATGTTGTGCTCGATTTTGCGCCAGCGGTCGCACGCGAACGACATCTGCTTTTTCCGATACAGGAAATAGACGGCCACACCCACGTCGTCGGGCTGACGCTGATTGGCGAGCGGCAGGCCATCGCGGCGCAGCGCGACGTTCGTGCTGATCACGATCTGCGGGTCGACAGCCCAGCGGCCGCCGGCGAGCAGCGTGACCTCGTGGATGATGTTGTCGCGGGCGCGCGCGAACGTGACATCGAACTTGGCGTGCTCGCGGCTGTGGCTGGCTGTGCGCTTGCGTCCTGTCGGCCACTGGAGCGGATAGGCTTCAATCATGCGATGGCTCCCAGTTCGTGCATCTGGCGCAGCTGAGTCGCGACGTCGGCGGGGACATCGAAGAACTGGAGCGCGCCCTTGCATTCGACGAAAGGCACCGGTTTGACGTCTTCGAGGAGGAATCCCCATTGGCCCTCCATGTGCCACGTCGATGTCCGTCTCGCCGACGGAATGCAATCGGTGAGGGTCGCTGCGCCAACGATCCCGCCGCGGTGAAGCTTTTCTTGCCCGGGCAGTGCGATGTCGATATCGAAGTGGTCCAGAAAGGCCTCGACGTCGTCGTATTCGGCGCGCGTCATCCCCTTGCTCGCGTGGATCAGGAATCGTCCGCGGAGGCGTGTCGGCCAGGTGCGGTTCTCGATGACTTTCAGCCTGCAGGCCGCGATCGCGACTTCGCGCGCCGCGCCGGTCAGGTCGGGGCGCACGATGAGCCACGCCCACGGCTGGCGGACGGAAAGAGCCTTCATGCTAGGATCCCCCGAAAATCACGTTGGAGAGAGCCATGTCCGTTTTCGGGATCACCGGCATTCGCATCGACGATCACACTGGCGTTGTCACCCACGTCAGGTGGGGGCAAATTAATCCGAAAAACAACTCGTGGTTCACCGAGCCTGTTGACGCTCCGGTTACTGACGTCGTGAACGCGATCGTGAATGGCGATGAGGTTTGGACGATCATCCCGGTCGCAGGAGCGCAGACGGCGCTCGGTCCTCGCGTGCACACAATGCTTTCCACGGGCGGCCTGGAAGGTATTGCGGTTCCTCCCGATACCCCAGACGACCGATCGTTTGATGTGCTGCCGAAGATCTAGGCACGTATTGCTCACGCTGCACCTCGCGGGAATTCGTCGTGCGTGCGGCCGTCGAGCTGGCGGCCAGCAACCGTCTTACCTGTGCGGCGCACGGTGGCGCCATCGGGGAAGTGAAAATGCGCCCCAGCGCCGACCACTTCGCCGACCGAGACCCACTCGCCCCATTGCTTGAACAGGAATGGCGTGCCAGCGGCTGCGCACTGATCGCGAATGGCCCTGGCCCAGCGCGGATGCATCGGGCGCGCGCCGGGCCCGCTCTCGCCGCCGGCGATGACCCAGTCGACCCGGTCTCCAATCTTCGGCTTGAATATGAAGTGCTGCGCCGTTGCCCCAGCCTGTCCTCGGAGCACGTCGAGCTCGCGTTCGTCAGAGATCTGCAGGCGGTCCAGCTGCACGGGTCCGAGCAGCGGCTCTATGCTCAAGAAGCGAACGCGTGCGGGCACCTGCAGCAGCTTCGGAATGTCACGCTCGGCCTCGATCTGGTTTACGACTGTCGCGCCTAGCCAGACGTTGTCGTGTCCCATGAGCCAGTCGTGTGATCGCGCGCGCGCGATCTCGCGAAAGGCATTTCCGATGCGCTTCGTGAGCAGCAACCAGACGAGATTCGGTGTGAGCTCGATCAAATCGAATAGATCGCGGCGCCACGCGGGATCGACGTCGGTATCGAAGACGTCGGCGAGTGACGCGCAGAATACGCGCGGCCGCACGCGCATGAGTTCGAGCGACGAACATCGGATATTCGGACACGTCGGCACGCCATTCACGCTCGCGGCATCGTGGCCGCGCCAACGGCAATCCGGACACTCGAAGAACGGCTTCGAATTCCACTGCAGCGGCTTTCGCCAGTTTGCAGCTGACGTGCGGCGCCGCGGCGCGCCGGGCCCCCAGTTCGTGGCGACACCGCCGCCGAAGCGCGCGTTTCGCGCCTCGGCATAGCAGTGATCGCAGCCTGGGCCGACCTTCTGGCAGCCTTCCCACGGATTAAACGTGTGGTCGGTCCATTCGATTTTGCTGTTCTCGCTCATGCCCAAACCCGTTTGAAGTTGGTCGCGCGCACATATGCCTTCGCTTTCTTGTCGTATACGAGATTGTTCGGCGCGAGCGCCTGGTATTCGCTGAGATCTCCACTTGCGCACGGCATGGAAATCCCGAAATAGTCGACGAGCGCTGCACGGTTCACGGTCCCGTAATGCGCGACGAGAAAGTCGATGAAGCGCAGGCGCTGTTCGACCGCGTATGTGAGGTCGCTCATGCCCAATCTCCCGCCTTTCGGCGCACGCGAGCGATCACGCTGCGGATTGCCGCGCGCCGCTGCCGTGCATTGCCGCCGAAGCGCTTGTCGAGGTAATCGACGACGTACTCGCGCGTGTTGCAGTGAGGGCACGGTTTGTCGCCGCCGGAGTGCAGCGGGCCGCCCGGCTCATCGCAACTGTCGAGATCCCAGAGATAACCGTCGATGCACGTGCCGTCCGGATAGTTGGCACCGAACGACGGGCCTTCGAAAGAGCAGCCGAGAGTCGTCACGCTTCACCTCCCGCGCTACCGCTGCGCTCGATCTCGGCTTTGCGGGCGGCGTCGATAACTTCGCGGCCTTTGTCGGTGACCACGTAATGCGTGCAGTCGAGCAGTCCGTCGCGCACCCACTTGAGCAAGAGCAAATGGTCGACGTCGGTTTCGTTGCAATCCGCAAACTGTTCGTCCATGCGAAGGAACTGCTCGCGTTCTGCGTCGCTCATGCGCTCGGTGGGCGGCGTGCCACGAATGGCGTTGGTGAATTCAAGAATCTCTGCATCGTCCACGCGCGTCGTAAAGATCCTGTCCGCGAGTTCGTAGATCTGCTTATCCGTCGGCGCCTCGTTCGTCGTTGTTCGCGTAAGGTCGGCGTCCATCGCGTCGCATGTACATTTCGTTCCTCGTCCGTTGACGAGTGAGCACGCGATCTGATCGTGTTTCGCCGCGCGAATTGCTCGTCGGCCGGCTTCGAACACGTGATACGGCCCAATGACCGCCTCATTGGGACTGAACACTTCCATACAGGCTTTCATCTTCTCGATGAGCGCCGGGTCCGTCTTCAAATTCGCGAGCGCGTCGAAGACCTCCGGCATAGTTTTCGGCGCTGCCGCATCTACGGCGAGGGCCTTATCGAGCAATTCCACCGCGAATACCTTGTCCCGCGTCTTGTAGCCTTGTTCCATGTCGCGTTTGAACGTGTCGCGCACAAAGCGCACGGTATCCCACGCCGCGCGCTCGTCGGGCTGCGCTGCTGAACCGGTCTCGCGCAGCACCTTCAAATAGCCTTCGCGCGACTCCAGTGCCTTGCGCAGACCCTCGTTATCGTCCATCTGGCCGAGCGAAAAACCAGCCTGGAGGCCACGCGAATAGTGCGCATCACACAGCGCGTCAGAACGCTCATCGCTCGGCGCTGCCGCATCTGCTGCGACGATTGGCGTGGGAGTGGCGTGGTTGGAGACTTCCAGCATGGATGCCGCAGCCTCGTGAAACTCCGCTCCTTTGCGGAACGCCTTTTCATCGAAAAACGGGCGGCCCGCTGCCTTTAATTGCACTTCCGCATAGGCCGAGTAGCTCCTTTGTTGATCGCGGTGCCACGCGGCCAATGTCTCGTGCGTCATCGCGGCGCGCTCGGCGGTGATCGGCGCTACCGCAGCAGGGGCGACGGGAGCGGCGTAGAGCGGTTCGGCCCATTCGTCGGCGTCAGCAAGCGGCACGGCTTCTCGCGTCTCGTACAGGCAATGCGTATGGCTGTGTCGCCACGCCACCGGCGCTCCCGCCGCATCGGAAGGGAGAGCGGCGAGCACGTATTCGACATCGTTCGCGTACTGCTTGTTGGCGCACCACGTCACTTCATGCAGGCTCGCGAAGTCGATCTCTTCGCCGGGCAGCCCATCGCCCAGATTCAGGAATATGCGCGGGGGCGCGTTCTTAATGGTCGTGTCCATCGTTATCCTCGTTTCGGCTAGCGCATGTCGTCCAGTGCCAACTGCGCGCCAGGCATGACGACATCAGACGGCTTGATCATCGAAAGCTCGAGCTCCGGTTCGGCACCCGCGATGTATCGCAGCCGGCGACCGGCGTAATCGCGGTTGCAAGAGATCGACTCGCGCATGAGCTTGATGACCTGCATAGCCTTATCAGCGTCGAGCAGAAAGTGTTCGAAGCCGATGCGGATGCACGCGACGTTGCGCGTTATGCGGTTCTTCGCTCTCGTCGCCATGTCAGTGGCCCTCCGGCTTTTTCTCGACGGAGTGGCCCATGCAGCCGTGCTCTTTATGGTCGAAGTTGTCGCACGTGCCGATGGGAATGAAGTTGTGCCCCTTCGACAGTTCGTCGAGCAGGATCGCTTTCGCTTCGTCGGCCGACATGGTTTTTCCGTCGTCGCGTTTGAACATGCCGCGGAGTTCGCTCTTCTTCCAGTTCGTGAGCGCGCCGCGCACGTCGAGGCGCATGTGAAAGCGCTTTTTTTCGGAAGTGATCATGTCGACGCTCCGCTGGATTGCGGGGATCGAGCGCGCGCGGCTTCACGCCATGCTTCGATATCTTTCACGCCTTCCTTGCGCCAGTCGGCACCATGACGCAGCACGAGCTTTACCATCCAATGCAGCACGTTGGCTTGCTCGTCCTCGGCCTTTTTCTTGACGTCGATACCGGCCAGACGCATTGCCTGAGCGATGGAAATGCACTCGAAACACAGAAAGCCGAGTACTTCGCGCAACTCCGGCGTGAGCTCGTCGGGATATGCAGGCTGCGGCCGCGTTTCGAGCGCTGCGCGCGCCGCGGCGACGGCATCTGCATCGCCGGTGATCGTGACGCCGGCGATCTTCGCGATCGCATTGCCAGTTTGGTCACCAGATATGGGATCGTGGTTACCTTCGTTATGCGCGTTCATTGACGTCATCCTCGGTTGGGTTGGTCGGTGATTCGAGGTGTTTGCCGGCAGCCGCCAATTGAATGGCGTATGCATCGCCGAAGCGGCGCAGGGCGTCGAGCGAGCCGCTGATGCTCGAGTACTGCTGCGACCCGATCACGGCGTCGAGCTGGACGGACAGGCCGGCCTCGTGCGCGAGCCGGATCAGATCGGCGTTCATGGGCGCCCCGTGTTCGGGAACGGCCACGGTTCCTTCGCTTTGGGGGCGCTTTTGAGTGCCGGCTTCGCCTTGTCGATCTGCTTTTGGGACGTGCTGGCAGCTGCACGCGGCTTCGTGGCGATCTTCTTCACGACAGGTGCCTTCTTCGCCGGCGAGGCCTTGGCCGTCGGTTTCGTGGTCGACGTGGGTGCCTTCGTCGCCGGTACCGGCTTTTCTTTGGGCTTCGGCTTCGTGTCCGATTCGACCTGCTTGCGCACGACGCCGGGATCGATGCCGCGAACGCGCGCAGTCGCTTCGAGCAGCTCCGGCTTCGGCGTCGAATAGGAGTCGGCGACCGATTCGCCGATCAGCGCCAGATCCATCACCAGGCGCGCGAGCGCGACCGGATCGGTCTGTTCGAACTCGTCGACCTTTTTGGCGAATTCCGCCTCGCTGATTGCGGTGTTGCCCCAGTCGTAAAGCTTGCTGATGCGCTTCTGGTTTTCGTTCCAGAGGCGTCGATAGAACGTGACGGCCACGATCTTGAGGTCGAAGTCGTCGAGGCCGGTTTCGACATGTTTCGCTCGGATCTGGCGGAAGAGTTCGCCGCGGTACGCATCGGCCTTTTTCTTTTTCGCGAGTTCGGCCGATTGCGACGGATTCGACGTGCCCGCGCTGCGCGCTTCGATGCCCTTCTCGGCGAGCGCCTTCTTGAGGTCAGCCTTCGGCATGACATCGATCAGCTTGCCGTCGTGCGGGCTCTCCAGGAGTGACGACGCTTTGACACCCTTGGCGCCGATGATCTGGCGATACGAGCGGCGCTTCGGGTCCTCATAGCAGGTGTCGTCGAGCTGCACCAAGCCGCCCTGCAGCTGGCCGTACTGGTGTGGCAGAGCAGCTTTCGCGTCTTTGCCGGTGATGACAGTGCGCCCGGCGGCTTCGGCGTCTGCGCGCTTCTGTGCAGCAGCCGTTTCGCGCTTCTTCGCAAAGCACGCCGGATCCGTGCAGATCTCTTTACCGCGCACGTCTTCGAACAGCTCGGGCTGATTGCCGGTGCGCTTCGGGCACGGGCCGCACGCGCCGGCCGCGGGCACGAGCGCGGCGTCGGCCGTCTTGAACGGCGCCTGGTCGAGGCGGAGCATGTACGTACGCTCGATGTGTTCGGACGCCGCCTTGACGGATCGAGGCTCGCCGTTGATGTACGAGGCGGTCAGCTCTTTCGCGGCCTTGTCCTGCAGGTCGGTGGGCAGCCGTGCGATCATCAGCGCGGTCTTTGCGTTCAGCTTCTCTTCGAAGAACAGCTTGCGCGTCTGCGAATTGAGGGCACACAGCTTCAGGCGTTGGGCGACGTACGTACGGGTCTGGCTGACTTCGGCCGCGATCTGGTCGAGCGTGTGGCCCCGATCCGACAGGACCTTGTAGCCGTCTGCCTCCTCAAGCGGATGGAGGTCTTTCCGCTGCAGGTTCTCGACGATCTGAATATGCAGCACTTCGTCGTCCGTGAGCTCGCGCACGAGCACCGGGATCTCAGCGAGGCCAGCCGTGTTCGCGGCGCGGAATCGGCGCTCGCCGGCGACGATCTCGAACAGGCCCGTCTCGTCATCCGGCCACGGGCGCACGAGCAGCGGCTGTAGCACGCCATGCTTACGCACGCTGGCGGTCAGCTCTGCTTGCTCGGTTTCTGGGAAGCGCTTACGCGGGTTCGTGAGCGACGGGCGCATGTCGCCGAGGCGCTTGAATTCGATGGATGCCTGTTCAGTGCTCTGCACGGCAGTTTCTCCAGTTCGTTAAGGGGCGTTCAGGCGCATTCAGCCGCGTTCAATGCACCACGCGGGCGTCGGCCGGAGCCGGAGTGGGCGCGGCAGCGCCGAAGACGGCTTGGAAGATCTGCGCGAGTGCCGTTGCACTGAATCGCGGCTCGGGCGCGCCAGCGGACGCAGCACGAGCGCGATAGAGCTCGAGAGCTTGGCGCCACGCGGCGTTGTCGCTACCAGGCTGGACCAACAGCGGCATCCAGTTGCCGGTGCCGTAAATGCGGTCATAGGAAGCGAAGAGGTCTCGGCGTGTCTCGTTCAACGGGATCGAGATCGAGGGCTCGATATTCGTGTCGAGCTCGTGCGTGCAGCCCATGGCGTATTCGTGATGCGGTTCCGTTTTCGGGTCGAACACGATGGTTGCTACACGGTGGCCGTCTTCTCCGAGGGCGGTCACGTGCAGAGCGAGATCGGTATGGCGGGAATCGTTGAAGATGAAGATCGTTTTCATGGCTTCGGTCTCTTCGTGAGATGCGTCATGCGCTGGCGCTTTGCGGCGCGCTGGAGCGCGCGGGCGATTCGATAGGCGTCGCGGAAGTCCATGCTTCCGTCATCGACGGCCGCGAACAGTTGGAAGAGGGTTGGTGACGGCGCGGGCCGTTTAGTACGGCGGTTCGTCATCGTCGAGGCCGAGCTGCGATTGCGCGGGACGCCCGGCGGGAAGAGACTGGAGTGCACGCTTCAATTCCCACGTGTTGATTGGCTGCACGCGGAGCTGGCGGACGAACAGACGCGCGGCGGTCTCATCGAGGAACGTGATGCCGTAAATCGCGCTTGCACCGAAGGCCTTCGTGAATGCCTGGAGTGCCATCTCGTCTTCAGTTGCATCGATTGCGGGTACATCGACGCGTATCAGCGATGCGCCGCCGATATTCAGCTCGGAGACACGACCGGCAATACGTTGGTGTCCGAACAATTCGATCAACGCCCATTGTTCGAATTTCTGATCGCTCATTTCGAATCCTAAAAAACGGGGCGCTGTAAAAGCCGCCCACCGAAAAACGCGCGGTCGGGGTTAGGCCGCGCGCCTGAGAGCCGTTACTTGCGCATCTCGACCAGCACGCGAAGGATTCGCGCCTGATGCGCGGCGAGTTCGACGAACGTGCCGCCGCGCTGGACCGTGACAGCGCCATCCGGCCACGCGATGAGGAGCGCGTCGCCGCTCGTCAGCGTGAAATCCGGCTCGCGCGCGGCGACTATCGACGACGACGCGGCGTCACACGGTTTCTGCGCGGGCTGAGCCGCATCAGGTGTATCCGGCGCGACAGTCGCGGCCGGCGTGGCCTCTGGAGTGCTTTCCGCGCTCTGCGCGCTGGCGGTGGGCGCCGAGGGGCTGTGTTCGGGCAGTCGATATACGCGGCCCTCGCGAATCAGCGCGCCGCTTTTGAGCGCGCTCGCGACGTAGGGCGTGATACCGGCTTCCGGAGCCAGCCCGAGTGCGGCGCAGATACGTGCGCTGCCGGTCGGGCCACTCGCTCGAAGAAACTCGATCACCTGATCGGCGCGTGTGCGCCGTGGCGCTTTTTCGCCTTCCGGGGCCTGCGCGGTTTCGGGCTCATCTTCAGCAGAGGGCGCGCGCTTGAGAAGACTGGACGGGTTCGCCCACGGATTCGGCGGCGAAACTGTCCCGGCATCGACAGCAGGTTCGGCCGCCGCCTTCGGCTTTCCGTCCTCGCGTGTGGCGATCACAGCGCTTTCGCCGGCGACCGGAAACATATTGGGATGGCCTTTGTCGCTCATACCGGCTGCTCGACGAATGCGGCCGCTGCGTGCGGCGGAAAGCAGCGCGTCGCGCGCGCCACCATCGTGTCCAGCTCGAGCACGGCGGCGGCGCTTTTTGCACATGCAGCGTCGTATAACGCCGGCAGGCTGTCCTCGAACGAGGAGCGCACTTCGTCGCGGTTCGCGCGGCGGCCGTCGATGTACCAGAACGTCTGCTCGGCTTCGGCCATGCGGAAGATGAGACCGCCGTCGAGCTGCTCGGATTCGTAAGAGCGCGCGACCCATACGAGCGAGACGCCGATGCGCTTCTCGATGACCGGGCACGCCTTCGCCGCGAACTTCGCGCATTCGATATGTGCGGGCGGCATCGACGACGTGCGCGTGACGGCCGACAGCGCGTCGATCACGAACGCCTTGTACTGGCCGAGCTGCTCGCCGCAGATGCAGCAGCGCTTGTAATAGACGCATGCCGCTAGCTTTTCGCTGTCGCAACGGCGATAGTCGGGCTCGCAACCGTCGCGCTGTGCGAAATACGGCACGGGATACCCGCGCGAGTCGACGGGCAGCGCGCGCATGCGCTGCGGTAGTTCCGGCAGACCGTGCCGGAGCGCAGAGGCGGTCATGGAAACCCCATGCGGAAGGCGCGCCGCGGCCGCGCCTCCGTGAAAGCCCGATGCATCGTTCGCGGGGGCGGGGAAAAGGCGGTCGAAGTGCTGCGCGGCGCGGATCGCCGTCCAGGCGGCGCAGCCGAGCGCGAGCGTCGCGGTGCCGAGGTAGCCGAGCGTGTCCACGTTCATTCCTCGTCACCGTCGTTGGCGGCGCGCTTCTTCAGGTCGACGACGCTGTCATCGAATGCGAAGCACGTTTGATTGAGGCGATCAGCGCGCGGCGCGACATGGCGGCCGACGTGACGCTGCGGGCGCCCAACGATCTGCGCGCGGACGGCGGCCTGAACGGCGGCGCGCACGGCGGGGTTGAGCAGCGCTTCGTCGGGCGTGCCCTCGACGCCGAGCGTTCGGCACGCTTGTGCGAGCAGCTCGTCGGGGAGGCGGGTCGGAGTTGGGCGCATGGCAGGCCTCACAGGCAACGCGTGAGGGAGCACGACGTGTCGCCGGCAGCGAGGCGGTCTTCGTATTGCTGCCAGCCCGTATAGAGCAGGTAGACGAAGATCACGCCGAGCACGGCGAGGACGTTGCGCGCGACACGGAGGGCTACGACCAGCGCGCGTGCGCCGCGCGCGCCGGCGCGGTTGCCGCTGGCGGTGGGGGTGGCTTGCTGCTGCTGGTTCATCGTTCGCTCCGTAGGATCAGTGACCCGATGGAGCGCATCGTATGCCAGAAAAACTAGTAATGCAAGAAAAACTAGTGAAAGTGGGGAAAAAAATGGCCGGGCAGCGGACCCGGCCGAGCATCAAGCGGCGTGCTCGTATCGCATTACCGCTCTTGCGGCCTCAGACGCGTCAGCAAGAAGACGTGTCTGGAGATTACTGGCATCGGCGAGCGACTCGATTTGTCGCCACGCAGATTTCTGAAGATCGTTCGTTTGATCTCCGACGACAAGTAATTCGAACTGCGAGGGCCGCTCATCTAAGAAAGCATCTTGCGGACTGCCGTCAAAGAACGTTCTCACGCTCTGTAGTTCGAACAGTTTTCCGTGAGCACGACGGGCGCTTTCTTCGATGCCACGAGGGGAGTGAGAAATCTGGATGAAATAGCAGGCATAACGTGCACCAAGGAACTCCACTTTGAGTGGCAATGCATCTGACAACACCGACAATTCTCGATGAAAGCGTTCTGCGAGATGCGGCGAGTGAGACTTCTGGATAGCGCGCTTCACCTGCCGAACGATCCCGTCAACTTGCTTCACATTGGGGATTTCGTACGTGTCCAACAGTGTGTGGAGCACAGAATGCTGGCGGACTTGTGCATCGAGCAGCGTTTCAAGTTGAGCGCCTTCGACCCGGCCGAGCTTTCCGATTATGGCGCTTTCGAAAGGAGCGATCCAGTTATCAAAGCTGCCGACATCCTGCAAGTGCTCAACTAGCGCGAGGCACAGATGATTTGCAATGGCATACAGCTCTGCGCCGGACGCGCCAAAGGCGTGAGCAACTTCTTCAGGTTGAATTGCTACGCGCGTGGCAATTCTGCCGTCATCGAGTCGTATCACGACTCCAGCGCATAGCCGCTCGCCGGATAGGATCTGGGGCTGGAAATAAATGGCAGCGCGCTGGCCACGAATTCGTTCACTCATGGCTGAAGTCTAGCTGGTTGAGCCCAACGCGTGCGGAAAGCAGCGGTATTGTGTTCGGAACACGGCTCGCTAGAAAGTCGAGCACTTGCGCAACTGCTTCAGGCGAGATGAGCGAATGAATTGATGCGCACGAAAGTGCGTCGCCGAGATTGATGCTCTTCGCGTATGCCATCACTTCGGCGGCTATCTCAAGAAGTTCCGATTTGTCGCGAATTGAGAAATCGCTGACATGACGGTCTATGAGTACGTTCGCGAATTGATCGCCTTTAATTTCTGAAAGTGGATGGAGTTCAGCAAGAACACCCCCGAGAGCGTCTGCGTGATCAATCAGCCAAATGATATTGGCGCTGAAAAGAATATTCGATTGATTACGGTCAAGATTCGCAACCCATTCGTCGAATGTCACTGTATGCGGATAAAGATCCCATTTGCGCAGCAGTTTTTTTGCGTAGTCGCTGTCTTGAGCAACAAGCTGTGAAAAAGCCGTGCTGGAGCTGACTTCAGCGCAACCGAACGTATATCGCTCGGATTCCCCGGATGCCCAACGTTGGGAGCTTTCCAGGGTTTTACGCTTTATGCGAATTAGATATGGCCTGGGGATCGGGAGCCCGAGCGCGCGCCCGAGAACGGAACAGATCAATTCCGAGATGATTCCCCGTGGCGCGCTCATGCGGAAATACACTGGCGCGTCAGTTAAGGCATCTACTTGAACCGTCCCACGCCAGATTTCATCGGTCTGGGTCCGCTTCAGCAACTCCGCTCCCTCGTTAAGCTCAACTGTCTCAACGGCAACCGGAGTGGGGATGTATTGATCGGCGTTTGCTACTGGTTTTTTTGTGAATACCTTTCTGCTAGCCACAAAAAGGTCTCCCACTGATCATCCGTAAGCTCATTCGCTTTGGCCCTCTCTATCAGGCTGTCGATGACCTCGCGAGACCGAGGACTCGCACGCGCTCGCCAATCCTGCAGAGCGCGATCCATGCCCGGCCCGTCGGGCACCCCAGCCCATTGGGTTTTGGTCTTAAGCGGCACAGGCGGAGGCTCGTTCATTCGAGTAGCAGGAGCATTCGCGATCCCGCTGGCGTCACCGAACAGCAAAAATTCGGGCGTTGTTTGTAAAGCCTCTGCAACTTGCCTGAGCCGCTCCCTTTTAGGTGCGGTTCCACCTTCTTCTTTTTCCCACTGCTGGACCGTCTGCCAAGCCTTGACGCCGACGAGTTCCGCCAGGGCTTGCATTGAAAGCCCCAGCACTTCCCGGCGTTGTTTGATTCGGCGATGAATGGTCATGGGCGGGATGCTATTCGCTAGGTTTTCTTGTGTCACCACAGGAATTTCTAGCATTACTAGTTTTTCTGGCATACAATCCGCCCATGAACTCGACCCGCCCTGTGAACAAAGCTCTGGAGCGCGCCATTGCGAAATTTGACTCGTTGGCGGCAATGGCGCGCGCCCTCGGACTGTCTGGCTATCAAGTGATCCAGGAGTGGCGACGGCAATGCAGGGTTCCGGCTGAGCATTGCCCGCAGGTTGAGCGCATGACGGGTGAGCCATGCGAAGAACTCAATCCGAAAGTGGATTGGGCCTATGTGCGCAGTGCGCCGGGACCGAGTCTGAAAGAGACGGCCCAAAAGGAGGGCGTTTGAGATGAAGCGCTTCTTCAAGCGGCACACGGCTCCGGGCGACCGTATCGAGAGCCGCGGCCGCTTGATACGAATCGAACGGGTTGAGCCTAGCTCGGTTTTTGGCTTGTCGCGTTCTGTTCTGCTATGGCAAGCACCTGACCGAGGTGGTGATGAAGCGAACGAAGGCTCTCGATCGGAAGGCCGTAGCCGAGCCATCCGAATGCAGGGTGACGGAGCTGCAGGAGGGCGCCCCCGATGAATGGCTCGTACGAGGTGTGCCAGCGGGGATCCACGATCGCGGCGATCTTCTCGCCGGGTTGTGGATCGTCCGGCCGCACCGGAGGCAGCAGATTCTCGCGCACGTTCGCCAGGACGTTGATGTGTTCTGACAACTCGGCCGGCGTGAAGCTGCGCACCTGGCCTTGGTGCGTAATTTCCACGCGGTGCGTGCCGTCTGGCATTTCGTACGTTGCAACCGTGATTTCGTCGCTCATGGGGATTCCTCTTCGTGAAGAAGCGGTCGGTGTAGGAACTACCGATTCTAAACGGGGAGCGAATCCCCACCATTTTCGTGTGCGTGAGGTTGCCTGAATGAAGACGATGCTGACGTTCGGATTTGCCGCGCCGCTGGCCGAAATCGCTCTTGGTTGGGCGTGGCTGGCCGGCGGCCATGATGTGGCCGGTCGACTGCTGACGTTCTACTGGTGGCTCACGGTCGCTGTCCTGCTCGGGTTGCCCGCGCTCCTCGTCGTCATTCGCATGTTCAGCGGCAAATCGATTCCGCCTGTCGCGCCGAGCTCGCGCATTGCACGGATCTGGACGCGTTCGATTTTCTTCGCGCGCGTCGTGGTGATGGTCGCGATCGGCTGTACGTCGCTGGCGGTGTTCTCGTTGACCGCGTGGTGCTTCTGCCGTCTCGCGCTTCTGATCGTGACGGACACCGCGCAAAAGCCGGCGGGTGCGTGAATGGCCGAACGCACGCTCAACGAGGTCCTCGCCGAGATTGTCGATGCCGGACATCGCTATCCCGCATTCCAATCGCAAATCTTTCATTGCCTGTTCGACGGAGAGGGGCTGCGGCGCGGTCTCGTGAACTGCGAGTGCAACGCAATGCCTGCGCGTGGTGCGCCCGTCAACGGCGTGAAATTGACGGTGCTCGTGACGAGTATTCGGCCGAGCGAGTGGCTGTTGCAGTTCGCGCACGCGCTGAGCCGTGGCGTGATGCCCGAAATGGTATTGCCGGCGGCGGTAGAAGCGGATCGACATGAAATTTCGTGTGCGCGTGAGGAACATGAGGCGACTGTAGCTGGCGGTGCGTTCATGCGCATTCCTGAATTTTTGAGTACGGAGTAACCCATATGAGTACGGTTGAACAGACGATTTCGCTCGCGATCGCGCGAATGCCGATCGTCGAAAAAGCGCTCCGCGAAGCGATCGCGGATCCGAAAAAGAAGCAGGCAATCCTCGAAGCCACGGGCTGGGATCCGACGATGCCGTCGCAGATCCTCGCCGGGCGCACGGGCATCACGCTGGAGAAGCTCGACAAGCTGTTCAGCGCGATCGGGCTCGTGGTGACGACCGTCGGCTACATGGACTACCTCGCAGAGGGCAACGTGATCGGCAGCAACTGCCGGTGCGCGCGAATGAGCATGGGTGCGTGCGGCGCTGCCGCGTGAGCGCGCTGTTGTACTTCCTTTTCGGGGATTGGGATGAACGTCAAGGCAGGCGATCGCGCTCGCGTCGTCAACACGAGGACGCCGAACGACGGCGCGATCGTTGAAGTGATCGCGCCGGATGTGCAGTGGACGCGAATGATGGGCAAGCCGGTTTGGGCCGTGCGCGGCGTCCAGATGCTCGGTTTCGCGCTCGACAAGCCCATTCCGAAAACGATTCAGGAAGAAGGCGTGATACCGGACGCCAACCTGCGGCGCGTCGAGAGTTCGCGCGACGCGATCGACAGGCGCCAGCTCGTCGACGACGACACGGTCATTCCGCTGTCCGAAGCCGTCCGCCGCGCGGTCAAAGCCATGGAGGCTTGATGTCGCATCACCTTTCGAATCTTGCCTGGGACATCGAGCTTCGCGGACCGCAGAAGCTCGTTTTGCTTTGCCTGTCACACCTGAGCCTGCAGAGCACGCGTGAGTGCTGCGTGACGATCGCGCGCCTGATGGTCCTGTGCGGCATGTCGGACAGCGGCGTTCGCCAGCAGCTGACGGCGCTGGTCGCGCTCGGCCTGGTCGAAGAGCTGCGCGACGGCCGCGTCGTGCATTACCGCGTCAATCTCGGCGTGGCGCGAGCGTCTGATGGCGAAGCCTGAGACAGCCGCCGCGCGCTCCCGCGCTCCCCAGTTCAATGCTGGCCTCGTCGAGGCGGCGATCCGCCGTCACGTCGACCACCGCGCGACGACCTTGATCCCCGAAGCGTCGGTGCGCTACGGCATCGGCCGCACGCGCGGCGAATATCGCGCCGATTTCGTCATGGTCACGCGCGCGGGCTACGCCACGGAGCTCGAGGTGAAGATCTCGCTGGCGGACTGGCGCAAAGACCTGTCGAAGCCGAAATGGGTTGGCATGCCGGGCTGGATCACGCGCTTTATTTACGTCGTGCCTGAGCAGCTAGGAGTGCCCGCGTGGGTACCGGAACAGGCCGGTGTGTGGCACGTCGTGCCCGCGCTCGTCGGCCAATACGGTTTCGACGAGGCGCGCCCGCTCGCTGACGGCTACGCGATCGTGGTAAAGCGCGCGCCGCGCGTGCTTGGCCGCGAGAAGCTGCCGGCGGCCGTGCTCGGCACGTGGCACAAAAACCTCTACTACCGCTATTGGGATCAGCGCATTGCGCTCGAGCAGCGCATCCCGCAGCACGTTCGCGAAGGTGTTGCATCATGAGGTCCAGACACATCGCCGTCATCAGTCAGAATACGGGTTTCACTACGGAGGGAACCAATGCTGACACGCGAGCAGATCGTCGAAGCTTTGAAGCTGGCCGAGCAGGCAGGCATTGCACTGGTCTGCCAAGGCCGTGCACCGGGCGGCTATTCGTCCTATTCGGTCGAGGCCGAGGATGTGGCTGCGCATATTGTCGGCGAGATCAATCTTCCCGCGCGTCTGAACGGCCTGTCTCCCGCGGAATACGAAGAGTGGATCCGGCTGGACGGCTCGGTGCAGTGCTACGCCACCACGCAGGCCGGCCGTCGGTGCAAGGGTTGCGCACCAGGCGGATCGCAGCGGAACGCGCAGGAGTGGAAAGAGCTGAACGATACGAAGCCTTACTGCACGACTCACGGCGGATAGCCGATGAGCGCGCAGCCCCTCTCGACAGCGGAGGGGCTGCATGAGGGCCGCCGACGTTCTCCGCGAACTGGGGCGCCCAATCGCGTATTACCCTTTCCTGAGCCGCTACCTAGGCGGCGTCAACGCGTCCGTGCTGTTCTGCCAGATCTTCTACTGGCAGGACAAAGCCACGAGCGCTCTCGGTGTGCACAAGACCGTCGAAGAGCTGGAGGCCGAGACCGGGCTGACATACGAGGAGCAACGCGCTGCGCGCACGAAATTGCGTGCATCCGGTGTGCTCATCGAGACGGCTAAACGGATCGAACATCGCACGTATTTCCGCATCGACGAGGACGCCCTTGAGCGTCTTTTGTCCGGCGGGCCGCCCGCGCGCGCGCCGAAGAAGCGCGGTCCACCCAAATCGGAAAAGTCCAGTTCCCCAAATGGGAAAAGTCCATTTCGGGAGATGGGAAAAGACCAGTTCGCGGGCGTGGAAAAACCCACGCCGCCAGATGGTGAATCCCACGCTCGCGGCATGGCCGATCCCCATTCCGTTAACGGTACAGAGACTACTGCAGAGATTACTTCAGAGACTACAGCAGCAGCAGCTAGCGCGAGGCCGCCTGTGGATAACTCGGCTGCCGCTGCTGCTGGTCTGCAAAACGGCGAAGAACCGGGTGACGAGGCAGGCGACATCGCGCCGCCTGACGCCGAAGCCACGCTGCGCGCATGGCTCGCAGATCTGCCGCGCTGCGCGATCGATCCGACGGACGACCGGGTGCACGTGCTGACGTGGGTGGGGAAGGGCGTGACGCAGCCGCAGCTGGCGGAGGCGTATCGCCGGGCGGTGAAGCGGCGCGAGTCAGCCGCCGACACGCGCGCCATCGGCGCGAAGTTTCTGGCGCGCTTCGTCGACGAAGTGCTGGCGGCCACGAGCGCGGACGCGGCGCCGACCGCCAGCACGACCGGCCCGTGGTGGGAGAGCGATTCGGGCATCAGCGCGCAGGGCAAGAGCAAGCGCGTGGAGCGGCGCCCGAACGAGACGACCCCGGATTACCTGATTCGAGTGGCGCAGGCGTCTGGCCGCGGCCCGTGGATCGAGCATGTGCTGAAGCGCTGGCAGGGCACCGCGCGCTATCAGAGCGTCATCGAATTTTTCGGCGACCAGCTGCTGCCTGTGGACTTCTACGCATCATGAAAATCGATATCACGGACTTCCTCTTAGCGCCGGCACTGATTGCGCTGATGTCGGAGGACAGCGTGTCCTATGGGCCGTCATGGCTCCGCACGGCGGCGAGCTCATATCGAGCTGATCGCACGCGCGTGACGCGCGGCGAGTTTGAGCGGCGCTGGGCCGTCGACGGCGAAGTGATTGTCCTGACGGGCGGTGACGATTTCCGTTTCGTCGACCCGACGGAGTTCGACAAATTCCATGACCAGATGCTGGACCAGATTGCGAGGACTTTCCGATGAACTGCAAACCAGGCGATCTCGCGATCGTAACGTACACGCGCAACGGCGAGTTGGTGGGTTGCGTCGTCGAGGTGCTGCGTGGGTGGGGCGAATTCGGCGAGCTGGGCTATCTCTGGACCATTCGCATGCCGCGCGCGCTGCAGCTTTACGTGCCCACCGGCGCGGACGCGAAATGCGGGATTCCGAGCCGTGTGTCGACAGACTCGCAATTTCCGGATGCATGGCTTCGCCCGGTCAGCGGCTTGCCGGTGCACGACGAGCAGCTCGACGAGGTGACCGCTTGAGCACGCTCGATTGGATTTCGACGTTTCTTTTTGTGGCGTTCATAGCGTTTGTCGTGGTCCTGTTCCGCCGCGATCGGCACTGGACTTATTGGCTCGAAACGACGGAGGAACGCTATTACCGCTGGTCCGACGGCGCGTGGGTCAAGACCATCAAGAAACGCTGGTATCGCGTGCACACCGATGGCCGAAAGGAGTATCTCGAATGAAAGTAAGTGAGCTGAGCGGCGCGCTGCTCGATTACTGGGTCGCGAAAGCAGACGGAAGCCGCGGTGCGGCCTACAGCTTTCAAGACGGCCGCTACCGCGCGACCGACTGCGGTGTGCTGATTTTCTATTCGAGCGCCTGGCAGCAAGCTGGTCCGATCATTGAGCGCGAAGGGATCGCGGTCTATCTCTGTGACACGTGGGTGGCGCTTGTGCGGCCAGAGATCTGTCACGGTTATCTGGAGGCCGATGTTATCGAAGAGGGTTCCACGCCGCTCGTCGCGGCGATGCGCGCGTTCGTCGCTTCAAAGTTCGGTGCCGAAGTGTCTGACGAGGTGCAGGCGTGAATAGCGAGCGCTTCGCGATCCTGTCGTCGGAAGTGTACGAACGTGATCCGGCGCTTGCCGAGAGCGTCGCGCGCGATCTCGGCATGACGCTGATCGTACGCGACGCGCAGTACATCGCCGCGGAAAAGCGGGGCCGCGCAGTCTGCGCTGCGCTTGATCGCGTTCAGTTCGATCGCCCGGATCTCACCTTGCCGCCTGAGATCGACAATCGCGCCGCGCGCCGCGGTGCTCGATTCGCGCGCCGCACGAACAGCGATGGGTGGAAGGCATGAAGCTCGAACCCTACAAATTCTGCGGTGCCCCGGCGGCCGCCGCGCGCGACGACCAGATCGAATTCAACTCGTGGACCGCCAGCATTGAATGCTCGGGCTGCGGTGCGACGCTGACGATGCAATACATCGAGATGTCGCCCGAGCTTGCGCTCGCGGCGATCGTTGCATTGTGGAATAGCGAACCGGGAGCGTACCAATGAGGGTAACGGAATTGCGCGTGGCGCGACTCGACTTCTGGTGTGCGAACGCAATGCTGGAACTAATGTATTCCGCATGCTGCTCTCAGTGCGCCATACGAAAATGCCGCCAAGCTGAGAAGACACGAGACAAGTGCGAAATAGAAAAATCTCATATGGGAATTTTCTTTGCGTCGCTCCAGCAATTCGTCGAGAAGAAAAAGCTGGGTCATATACGAGAGAAGAAATGCACACACCACCAGCGCCAGCCCTATGACGAAGCTGAAAACAGCCGCTTTCAAGGAAGCCGCATCGATAGAAGCTCTCACCTTGTCAAAAGCAGCGAGTATTCCCGCCGCCGCTCCGCCGTTCAACAGAGCAAGGATCTTGAAGCCTTCTACCGAGATGCTGATCATCGACTTATAAGTTTCAGTCTTCTGGTCGTCCAAAAATTTATCGGCCATGCCTTTCCCCGTTTGATATTGAAGGTGATCGTAGCATGACGCTTCCCTACGAAAGCGCCACCAGCGGCGAGTGGCCACCGGGTACGCCACGGCCCAGACTCGCGCCTGTGAGATCGCTCTGGACGCCGCAAGAAGATGAGATTTTGCGCGATGTGGCGCGTCGCGGCATGGCACTGATTGATGAAATGCACCGACTGCCCGGGCGCACGCACGCTGGCGCCCGCCAGCACGCGTGGAAATATCTCAAGCTGCGCCTGGGGCAGCGCACATGGACGGAAGAAGAGCGCGAGATCCTGAAGCAGATATACGCCTCGGACGAATCGGTAAAGCACGGAGTCGCGCGCCTGCTGCCCAATCGCACATACAACCAGGCGAAACAGGAGGCTGCGAAGCGGGGATTCTCGAATCCAGCCGCACGCCGCGTGTACGGTTACTCATCGATCTTCTATCGCGTTGAGCACGTGCTGGCGGACGGTCAGAAGGCGAGCATCAAGCAGCTCGCTTTCGAACTGGACGTATCGATCAGTGCGGTGGCTCGAGCATTGAATAAGCAACGCGGCGCGCGCGCACACGTGGGCGACTATGCTCGCCTCTCCAACGGTGGACTCGAAGACCTGTGGATGCTCGGGGCTGGGCCTGACGCGCCACGGCCGCCGCGTAGGAGCTCCTCGCAGGCGTGCAGGGTAAAACGCCATCGCGCCAAGGTGCGCGCTGGCCGCATAGATCCATTCGCGACGCTTGTGCGGCAGGTCGTCGCATGAAACACCGCCCGAACAAGCGCGAAAGCGCGCACATGGGCCGCATTGCGAGAATGGCCTGCATCTGCTGCACGCTCCTGGGCCGCATGCAGGAATCGAAGACCGACGTGCATCACGCCCGCGTCGGCCACGGCGGCGCGCAGCGAGCTGGTGACTTTTGCACGATTCCGCTGTGCCACGACGACTGTCACCAAGGCAGGAACGGCGTCCACGGCGAACAGACATATCTGCGGATCCTGAAGATGACGCAAATGGATCTGCTCAACGCGACGCTCGAGCGACTCTACGGGGAAATCCGATGACCATGGTGCTGACCACCGATGTGCCGACCATCGTGCCGGCGACCTACGGCAAACATCGCAACCGCATCACGTATGTCCCCGGCAATGCCGAATACGTCGCGCGCGTACGCGTCGTACGGCGCGTTGTGCTGCCCGGCGGCGCGCTCGATCCGGATCTCGCTCAGGTCGAGGTCTATGTCGCAGAGGATCGTCGTGCGGGCATCGAAGCGCCGCGAAGCGCGTGGGTGGATCGCGAATATCTGCGTTGCACCGCGCGGCTCAGCAAGAACGGGAAATCGCTGCGTGAGTTCTTCGAATCCGGCGAGATGGAGCGACACGTTTGAACCGCCAGCCACCGCGCCGTGCGCACCGCACGGATCTCGAAAGCGCACTGCGCGAAGCGGCGCGCGCCGTGCGCGCGGGCCATCCCGAAGAACCGATTTCGATTTCCGCTTCTGCGCTCTGGCTTCTGAGCGAGACGCTCCACGCACAGGGCCAGCTGCTCGAGCAATTCAAAAACACGCAACCCAGAAAGGCAAGCCGATGAGCGAGACCACCGAAAACCTATTCCGCACGCCGCAAGACGCTCTCGTGTTCGCGTTCAACTATTCGATGCAGCGTGCCGACCGACCGCTGATCGATCGTCTAGCGGCTCCCGCCGCGCGCACTGGCAAGGGACTCTCAGGCAATGATGGAGCAGGGCAAGCCGGCATGATTCGGCGATTCATCGACGGATCTGATAGCGTCGACTACCGACGCGGCCTTTGGGATTGGGCGCGCACGCAATACAGCAAGGAAGAGCTTGCACGCCTCGAGGAGGCTGGACAGCGAGGTTTGATCTTCCTCGAGGAGGAGCGGCGCTGCGGCGCCGTATATGTCGAATTCAGCCAGCTCACGATTGTCGAGCGTGCCGTTATAACAGCGCGGTTCGCGCCGCGATCGTTTGTCTGCAATTGCAAACACCCATGCTGTTCGGGATACACGCCGAACCCTGAATGGCAAGCCGCGATCAGTGACCTGACGCGCGCCGCGTTGACACCGCTTTCGGGACATCTTTCGCACTACCTTGTGCGCCGCAAACTCGTCGAAGAAGTGTTCGGTGTGAAGGTGAAGTTGGAGCAGCTCGCTGAAAAGGCGTCCGTCAGCAAGAACACCATCACCGCGCATCGAAAGATCATCCGGACATGGCTGTCCGGCCAGAAGGCGCAGCCGGCTAAAGGTGCCCGGGAGGCGCAGCCTGCTATCGACGGCATCGAATCCGCAGCCCGAAAGAAGATCGATAACCTGCTATCGAGCTTAGCCTTCGTCGGGGATCCGCATGAATTAGCTTGACGGTTGGGATTTTTTCTCCCAATATAGCCGCCAATCTGACACTGTGAATAAGTGTCTCTGAAGCCCGCCCGGTTGCTGCCGCGCGGGCTTTTTCGTTTTCAGACTCGGTTATGCACCCGGAATGGTACCGCGGAGCCATTTTTTTGCCGGTTCGCTAAACGAATCCGTCCATGCTGCTTCCGGAGCGATTTTGGCGACCAGCAATCGGTCATCTTTATGGATATGTTGAACGAGATTGTCGCGAATCTGTTCTGCGGTTTGATTGGTCGAAATGAGCCACGTGGAATCCAAGTTTCCCCAATAGCCCTCATAACGCTTGATTGCGGCAATCAGATTCTCGTAATTCTGAAACGGCTTTTTGGTCAGATCGTATCCGACGAAGTAAATGGACATTGTTTTTCCTTCATGCGTATGGTAATCGGCGCCCGGCCCCCCGGAGCGCCTTCCGCGTATGTAAGGATTGGTAGGCTCAATTCAACGATGTCGTAAACCCTGGGCGTAACGTTTGCGAGTGAAGCAATGAACAAACCGAAGTCCAAGGGCGCTGCGCCCGTCGCAGTTGCGCCGCGCCTCGGTTCGAGCGTCATGGTGCGCGCGCCGTTCTTCGCTAAGTCCACCGTAGGTATTTGCATTGCGGTGTTCGATGAAGATCCGCTGGAAATTGCCGTGCAAGTTTTCCCGCTGGGCCGCGATTCGCTGCAGCTGCCAGCCGTGCCGTTTTTCGCGAGCGAACCGGACGCGGGCGTGAGATCGGCAGCGTGGCCGGCATAATCCAGCTCTCGGTTAAGGCCGACGTCGACCGGATTGAGCGCAGCCTCGACACGTTCGTTCGCCAGCAGATCCCGTTCGCCACGGCGACGGCGCTCACCGCTCTTGCACGTCAGGTCCAGCGTGCCGAGGTCGAAAATCTCCGGACCACATTCCGCAATCCATCTCCGTTCACGCTTCGCTCGGTGCGCATGACCGCGGCGCGCAAGACCAAGCTCGAAGCGACTGTGTTCGTGATGGATCAAGCGGCCGGATACCTAATCCCCTACGAGGATGGCGGCGTGCATAAGCTGCCGGGCCCTGCGCTCTTCAATCCGAAGGACATAGACCTCAACCAGTACGGGCAGTTGGGCCGCGGCATCATGGCGAAGCTGCGCGGGCGCAAAGACATCTTCATAGGGAAGATCCAGACCAGCCACGGGCCTATCAACGGCGTCTGGCAACGCCTCGAAGTCTCTCGTTCCGGCGGCGTGCGCAAGCGCCGCGCGGGCCGGGGCGGTATGTACGACAAGCAGCTCGGTGCGCTGAAGCTGCTGATTCGCTTCGGCGACGCGCTACCGGTCAGGCAGCATCTGAATTTCGAGCTGCGCGCTCAGCAGATCGTCAACATGGGCTTCCGCCGCGAATTCGGGCGTGCGCTCGGACGTGCGATCGCCAGCGCGCGCTGATCGTCGCAGTGCAAATTCGATGAATCCTTTCCGTATCCAGATCCAGTGCCATGGCGATGACCAAGGCGAGAAGTGGTGTGTGCAGATCTATCGCGATGACGTGCTGGTCGCTGCGGCGCACGAGCTCGCGGATCCGTCTGCTGCACGTCAGGCTGGGGAGTTCCTGCTGTTCGGTGCACTGAATCAGTGGAGCGAGAACACGCCCACGCCTGACGACATCAGCGCTGGCGTGGACGCGCTAAACAGGCACGTGATCGATCTGTTCGGCTACGACGAGCCACGCAACGTTGAGCTCGACGCTCACGCGATCGATTGCGCACGAGTGAGCGCCATCGTTCACGACGTATGGGCGGCCTGCGTGCGCCGCGTGCGCGCCGCGGCAGCGTTGCCGGGCTGAAGGTGGCCCGGTGGATGGTGACCGGGCGAAAACTGCCCCAATCCTTACCGGGTCCTTACGGGGAGAGCCTAAAACGCGGGCATTGCGCGCGCGTGTTTTTCCCGTTCCTTTGACCGAAAAAAACACGTTACACGTTACACGCTATGGCGGCATCGAATGCGGCTCAAAGGCGCGCCGCGTCTAGCGACGCGGGTGTAACGCAGCGTGGCGCGAAAGCGCGGTCGAAGGCGCAAACCGTTACACCGGCAAGCGTTACACCTGCCGGAACGGATGGCGTCATAGGGAAGGCTGCACTTTGCGAGGCGCTGGGGTGGACGCGCCCGAAGCTCGATCGCCGCATCGAGAGCGACGAGGCATTCCCGATCGCGAAACGCGGCACGCGCGCCGGCGGCTGGGAATTCGATCTCGCCGCGGTGCGCGCGTACCTCGGCGGTGCGCCGGCAGCAAAGCAGTCGCGTGGCGCGCCGGCGCGCTCGGACCCGCCGGACAACGGCGCGTCGGCAAATCCGTACCCGGGCGCCAGGTACTCGGTCGTGCCGCCGGCGGGCGTCGAGCCCGTCGTTCACTCAGGTGAGCAGACCGCGCGGCAGCGCCGCGACATGGTTCAGGCCGAGATCCTCGAAGACAAGTTGCGCCGCGACCGTGGCGAGCTGGTGCAGGCGGAGGTCATGCGGCAGGTGGTCACGAAGATGCTCGTGCATCTCGGCAAGGGCATGGACCGACTGGCTGACCAGGTCGTGGAGAAGCTCGGACTGCCTGAAGAGAACGCCGACGTGATCCGGGAGCTGACCGACGACCTGCGCACAACCATGGTCGACGAACTGAAAACGCTGCTGGGGCCCGATGCTTGAGAGCGCTTACGCTGACGCGTATCAGATCGCGCGCGAGTCGCTCGCGGCCTTCATTCCGCCCGCGCGGGAAACGGTGGCGCAGTACGCCGCGCTGAACCGGCGACTGACGAATCAGGGCGGTGGCTATGTTGGCCGGTGGCACCACGAGAAGGCCCCCTATCTCGTGGCGCCCATGGAGACGCTGACGCGCCTGGACTATCTGACGACCGTGGTGGTCGGGCCCGGGCAATCGGGCAAAACGGAGGTCGCGCAAAACTGGATGCTGAAGTCGGTTGCGAATGACCCGGGCGACATGCTCTGGTACATGCAGACCGACCCCGGCCTCGAGGCCTTTGTCAAAAGCCGGATCAACACGCAGATCGACGGCCATCCAGAGATGGCCATGCAGCTCGGTTCGCGCCCGGTCGATGACTCGCTGCACTTCAAGCGCTTTACCGGCATGCGCGTCGAGTTTCTCTCGGCGTCGCCGAACAACGTCATCAATAAATCGGCGCCGCGCATCGTCGCTGACGAGGTTGATGCGTACCCGGAGTCGCTCGGCGACATCAAGGCCGTGCTGGACATCCGGCGCCAGACGTTCGGGCGACAGTCGATGCTGCTCGCGATGAGCCACCCGGACCGCGCGCGAGGCCTGATTCCGGAGCGCGACTGGAGCGCCGGGATCATGGCGATGTACGGCGACAGCGATCGCCGTATCTGGTACTGGCCGTGCCCAGAGTGCGGCGCGTGGTCGAGTCCGATCCCCATCGCGTCTCGTTTCATGACGCTGCACTATCCAGAGGACGGAACGCTCGACGAGATCGAGCGCGAAGCGCGTCTGCTGTGCCCGGTGAACGGTTGCCTGATCGAGGACCGTCATCGGCGTGCGATGAACCTCGCGGCATATCGATCGCCGTTTGGCGGCTGGATCGGCGACGGTCAGGAAATCTCGCAAGACGGCGTGGTCTCCGGAGAGCTCGTCGCACGCAAGAGCGCCGGATTCTGGATCGTCGGGACGATGTCGCCGTTCATTCTCGGTGGCATCGGCGGCCTCGCACGTGCAAAGGTCAAGGCCGAACGCGAGCTCGAGGTAAGTGGCGACGATCTCACGCTGCGGCAGGTGACCGTCAAGCAGTTCGGCTTTCCGTACGCGCCGAAGCGCGGAGTTGGCTCGATCGATGCAAACGTGCTGGCGGATCGAGCTGAACCAGACCTGAAGCTCGCCGTTGTTTCGGAAGGCGTGCGCTTCATGACGGCCTTCGTCGACATTCAGATCGCGAGCTTCGACTGGCTTGTTCGCGGTTTCGGCGCGGGCGGCGAGAGCTGGGTAGTCGATCGCGGCCGCATGCCGGCCGATCCGGCTACGTCGTCAGAGGATTGGGACCAGCTGCTCGAACTGATCGCGCGCACATATCCGCTCGCTGACGGCAGTGGGCGGCACATGCCGATCCGCGCTCTCGGGTTCGACAGCGGCGGCTCGCCGGGCGTAACCCAGCAGGCCTATGCCGCGTGGAAACGCTGGCGGAAGAACGAGAAGCGCGTCCGGCTTATCGGCAAGATCGCGGGTCGGGATGCATGGACAGTAATCCCGACCAAGGGCGCAAAAACGCTCGAAGCGCCGCGCCTTGTCGTGACGTATCCGGACACGACGCGGCAAGCAAACAAGGCTGCGGCGCGCGGAGCAGTTCCGGTAGCGCAGTTCAACCCCAACAGCTTTAAAGACGATCTCGCTGGCCAACTGCAAGGTGCGGAGCCGGGGGACTGGTACGTGCATTTTCCGCGTGAGCTTCGCTCTCCCGAAGAACCTCACGTTTGGTTCGAGCAGCTGACGGCCGAGACCCGAGGCAAGAACGGCCGTTGGGAAAAAATCGTCTCGAGCCGGCGCAACGAGGCGCTTGACCAGATGGTCGGCACGCACATGATCGCGCACCTGCACGGGCTGTCGCAGATCGACTGGGAAAAGCCGCCAAGCTGGGCGGCGCCGTGGGACACGAACACCTCACTCATCGCTGGCCCAGGCACGACCTCTCCGACTCCCGCGCAGCCCGGCGCTGTTGCCCCGGCGGCAAAGAAATCTGCGGTTCTCAAATATCGATAGCGATGGCCACAACCGATCTCACATCTCCGCTGTACGGCATGTCCGATGCACAGCTGCAGACGGCGCTCGCCGCTGCGCAGCAGGCATACGCGGATCTGCGTACCGGCAAGAAGGTGGTGTCCATTTCCTATGCGCAGGGCGGCGGCTCGCGTAGCGCGACGTTTCAGCAAACCGATCTCGCCAGCCTGCGCATGTGGATTCTGGATCTGCAGCAGGCCCTCAATCCCGCACTGCGCATCAATCGCAGACGCTACGTTCGGCCGATCTTCTGATGAGCAAACTCCCGGTAATCGTCGACTCGAGCGGGCAGCCGCTACGTCGCGCGCGCGCCGAGTATCCGAACGGCATGCCGCTGTCCAGCGGCGTAGGGCGTTGGTATTTCCCATACGAGGCCGCGGACTGGCAGACGCAGGAGATGGGTGCGTGGTTGCCGTGGATCCGCTCGCCCGACGCGGAGATCACGCAGTTCCGCGATCGCATGGTCGCGCGGGCGCGCGACCAGATCCGCAACGATGGCCGCTCGTCGGGCGGCGTCACGCGGATTCTCGACAACACGGTCGGCGCCGCGCTACGCCTGATGGCGAAGCCGGACTATCGCGCGCTTCGCTATCTCAGCGGAGCGGCATTCGACGTGAAGTGGGCTGCTGAATTCCGCAGCGAAATCGAAGCACGCTGGCGCATCTTCTCGAATGACCTTGGCCGTTACAACGACGTCGGGCGCCAGTTGACGGTTTCTCAACAGATGCGTCTTGCGCTGCGCCACAAACTGATCGACGGCGAAAGCCTCGTCGTGAATTACTGGATGCCGGAGCGCGTCGGCCGCGGCGCCGCGCGCTATGCCACCGCCTATCTCGTGGTCGACCCCGACCGGCTGTCGAACCCGATGCAGATGGTCGATACGAAGCACATGCGCGGTGGGGTCGAGATAGACGACAACGGCGTGCCGCTCGCTTATCACATCCGGCGCGCGCATCAGAACGACTGGTACAACGCGGTCGAGAGCATGGAGTGGGAGCGCGTCGAGCGCGAGGACGAGGACGGTTGGCGACGCGTCATTCACGACTTCGAGCACGACCGCGCTGGCCAGAACCGCGGCGTGAGCGTTTTTGCGCCCGTGCTCGCGCACGCGAAGATGCTTGCGCGCTACTACGGGATCGAATTGCAGGCCGCCGCGATCGCGGCGGCGATCGGCACTTACGTGACGAGTCCCTACGATCCGAGCGAAGTGCAGGAGGCGCTCGGTGACGATCGCGAGCTCGGCTTCTACCAGTCACTGCGCGCGCGCTGGAATGATGAGCGTCCCGCGATGTTCAACGGTTCGCGCATTCCGGCGTTGGCGCCAGGCGAAGACATCAAGAGCGTGGCGGCCGCGCATCCGCACAGCGGCTTCGTCGACTTCGCTCACGAAATGCTCGGCGCGATTTCTACCCAGTTGGGCATTTCCACCGAGCAGATGACGGGCGACTGGACGCGCACGACGTACTCGAGCGCGCGCGGTGCACTGCTGGAGAGCTGGAAGACGCTCGTGCGCCGGCGCCTGGAATTCTCGGCTGGGACCGCCACGCCCATGTATGCCGTCTGGCTGCGCGAGGAAATGGAACGCGGCGAACTGCCGATGCCGAACGGAGCCCCGGACTTCCTGGAAGCGGAAACGGCATACGCGGCATGCTCGTGGCTCGGTCCTGCGCGCGGCTGGGTTGATCCGGTGAAGGAACCGCAGGGCGCGATCCTGAAGATGGACGCCGCACTCACGACACTGGAGCAGGAAGCGGCCGAGCAGGGCTTCGATTCCGAAGAGCTTATCGACCAGCGCGCCTACGAGATCCAGCGATTTCGCGACAAGAACATTCCGCTGCCCGAATGGGGTGGCGTCGAGGTCGCAACGCGTTCCGACGAACCACTTCCCCCGCCCGAGGCAGCATGAATTTCCCGCATCTCGCGACGCGCCTTTTCAACGTGCCGCTCGCTATCACCCCGCACAAGGCGGAGATCGTGATTGCCGCGCTGGCGGACCGGCTCGGCATCGCCCAGCTCTTCCGCCCGGACGGCGACATCATCGCACTGGCCGGCGGCGGAGCACGCGCGTTCCTCGACGATATGGACACGGATGACGAACCCGTCGAGTCGCGCCCCTACGAGGTATTCGAGGGCGTTGCCCGCATCTCGGTGCAAGGCACGCTGGTGCAGAAGCTCGGCACCCTCCATCCCTGGTCCGGTATGACTGGTTACGACGGGATACGCGCGCTGCTGAGCCTCGCGCTTGAAGATCCTGGCGTGCGCGCGATCATGCTCGACGTCGACTCGCCCGGCGGCGAAGTCGCGGGTTGCTTCGACCTTACTGACGCGATCTATGCCGCGCGCGGCGAGAAGCCGATCTGGTCGATCCTCACCGAAAGCGCCTACTCCGCTGCGTACGCGATCGCCAGCGCGACGGATCGCATCATCGTGCCGCGCACGGGCGGCACGGGCAGTGTCGGCGTGATCTGCATGCATGTCGATTTTTCGAAAGCACTGTCGCAGACGGGTGTCGATGTGACGCTGATCCACTATGGCGATCGCAAAGCCGATGGCAACGAGTACTCGCCGCTCTCGAAAGAAGTTCGCGCGCGATTGCAGGCCGATGTCGATGCGATGGGCGAGTTGTTCGTCGAGACCGTCGCGCGCAATCGCGATCTCACCGCCGCCCGCGTGCGCAACACGCAGGCCGGCACGTTCCTCGGCGCCGCTGGCGTCGAGGTTGGCTTCGCCGACGCCGTGATGGCGCCGGATGAAGCACTTGCCAGCCTGCTCTCCGAGCTCGGCTGATTCAACCCACCATCAGGACACACTCATGAGCAACGTGCTTCGAAACATGATGGGCCGAGCGGGCCTCTCGTTCGGTCACCTCGCCAAGGTATCCACGCGTTCCTCGCGCGCGGAGAGCAACGACGATCGCGACGATCGCGACGACGACAGCGGCAAAGGCAAGAAGGGCAAGCGCGCTGAAGGCGACGGCGACGGCGATGGCGATGGCAACGACGACGACGACGACGACGGTCAGAACCGCGACAACGGCGACAGCAAAAAGGGCTCGCGTGCCGAAGGTGACGACGGCGACGACGATGACGACGATCGCGACGACGACAGCGGCAAAGGCAAGAAGGGCAAGCGAGCCGAAAGCGACGATGACGACGACGGCGATCGCGCCGAAGACGATGACGACGACGAGGAAGAGATGCGCGGCAAGAGCGCGGTTGCCGGCGCGCGTCGTCGCGAGCGCGCGCGCTGCGCGGCGATCTTCGGCTGCAAGGAAGCTGGCCGCAATCCCGTGCTCGCTGCGAACCTCGCGTTCAACACGAGCATGACGCGGAAGCAGGCAGTGCGCGTGTTGCGCGACACGCCCGCGCCGCAGGGCAGCTACGGCGCACGCCGCAACCCGAATCTCGGAAGCGGCGGCGAACAGGGGCAGACGCGCGAACAGGCCTCGGCAGCCAGTTGGGACCGCGCGTTCGCCAAGGCACGCGGGCGCTAATCGCGCGCGGCATCGTCTCTTTCCACTTCCAAAGGAATCGGCACCATGGGACAGACTCCCCTCATCGAAAAGCGCCATGACGGTGGCTTTCTCGTCACGGAAGCGCGTGGCCATCGCTCGCGCGACATCGTCGTACTGGGTGGCGCGGCAGTGATCCTCGCCGGCCAGGTCCTCGGTTTGAAGGCCGGTGGCGTCGCCAGCGCCGCGGCGGCCGCAACGAATACCGGCAACGGCGCCATCACGATGGACGCAACGACGCCGGTCCTTTCGGGCGGCCAACTCGGCGTCTACAAGGCGATCTGCACGGCCGCGGCCGCGAACGGCGGCACGTTCGCGGTCACGGATCCCGCACACAACGCGCTGGGCAATGCGACTGTCGGCACCGCATTCAGCAATCAGATCAAGTTCACGATTGCGGACGGCGCGACGGACTTTGTCGTGGGCGACGAGTTCGACATCGACGTGATCGCGGTGAACGGTGTCTACGAAGCGCTCAACTTCAGCGCGAGCGACGGCACGCAAAACGCGGCGGCAATTTCGTTCGCGACGGTCGACGCGACTACGGCAGATCAGTCGGGCCTCGTGGTGATCCGTGACGCAGAAGTGAATTCCGGCGAACTGATCTGGCCGACCGGCGCGACGCCCGCGCAGATTGCCGCCGCAAGCGCGCAGCTCGTGGCACTCGGGGTGATCCCGCGCTGAGCTGGCGCTGCTCCAGCTTCGTTTCTATCCAGCACTGTCCTTTTGGCCGCGAAAGCGGCCATTATTTTTTTCGGAGCCAATAATGGCCAGCTTGGACGTATTCCATCAGGACCCCTTCACCACCATCCAGCTCACGGCGGCGGTCGACAAGTACCCGTTTCAGCCGCAAGGCCTCGGTGAACTCGACATTTTCGAGCCGGATCCGATTCGCAACACGGCTCTCGCTGTCGAACAACGCCAGGGCCAACTGATCATCATCCCGACGTCGCCGCGCGGCGCCGAAGGTACGCAGCGCGTGACGGAGCAACGTCAGGCGCGCTATTTCAACGTGCCGCGCCTGATGCACAGCGACACGATCTACGCGAACGAAATCCAGAACATCCGTCAGTTCGGGACGGAATCCGAACTCATGCAGGTGCAGGTCGAAGTGGCGCGCCGCATGAACGGGCCGACGGGCATTCTGCGCAATATCGAATACACGTGGGAGTATCACCGTCTCGCCGCCGTGCAAGGGCTGCTTCTCGATAAGGACGGATCGGTCATTTACGACTGGTTCGACGAATTCGAGATCACGCCGCCGGCGGAGATTCCGTTCAATCTCAGCGCCGAAGCACAAAATACGCTTCGCCCGATCATCAACGGCATCCGTCGCTCGATGGCGCGCAAGGCGCAGGGTTCGTTCACGCCGACCACGCGTGTCTATGCGCTGTGCGGCGACGAGTTCTACGACGAGTTCGTCAATCACGTCGACGTGATCAAGACGTTCGTGAACTGGTCGGCAGCCGCGGATCTGCGCGACGATCGCCAGGGCGCGGCATTCGATGCGTTTCCGTTTGCGGGCGTCACGTGGCTGAACTATCGCGGTTCGGACGATAACTCCACGATCAAGATCCCCGACGACAAGGTCAAATTCTTCCCCGTCGGCGCACCCGGCATTTTCCGCTGCGCATACGCGCCGGGCGAATCGTTCGAATGGGTCAACACGCCGGGCAAGCCGACGTATGTGCTTCCGATCTTCGATCGCGATCGCAACAGCTGGTGGAAGATGGAAGCCTACAGCTACCCGCTGCACATCTGCACTCGTCCGGAAGTCCTCTTCACCGGCCGCGCCGGCGACTAACCGTGATCGACTTCGATGGCACGCTCAACGACGCGATCAGCGCGACGTTGGGCGATGAAAAGTCCGTCACCTTTCTCCCGAGAGGTGGCGGCAGTTTTCCAGTGCTCGGCGTCTTCACGTTGATCACCGACTACACGCTGGGGGACGACGGCGAGCCGGACGCCAATATCACCGTCGCAACGCTCGGCATGCAGATTTCGAAACTGACGGCCGTAGGAGCTGCAGCGCCGGCGCAGAGCGATGGCGTGCGGGTTGATGGCGTGTCGTATGTCGTTAAAGACGTGCAGTTCGACGGCCTGGGTTGGGCCTACATGGATCTCGGCAAGCAATGACGACTTCACGCAATCTCCGCGAGCTGGCGGTGCAGGGGCTCACCCTGGCCGGTGCGACGGCGGCCGGCAGCAACGTCTACTCGCCGCGGACGTGGGCGACGTGGGACGGCAAGTATCCGATGCTTCTCGTGCAGACCCCCGATGAGCATGGCGAGAGCTGGGGGCGTGAGGGCGCGCCCGCGTTCACGGTAGTGACGACGCTGCGCGTCACGGCGCGCGCGCAGGCTGCCGCACTTGCCGACGACGCAGCCGCGGCGGCTGTCGAAGAGCAGCTCGAGACGATGCGAGAACAGATCAAGGCGGCGCTCATCAACTATCCGCCGATCATGAGTCTCCTGCAGCAATACCCGTCCTTCCGGTCATCGATCCACGTGCCCCGCGACGGCCAGTCGCCGATCGGCGAAATGGCTCTCGATATCGAGATGGAGCATGTGCAGGGCCCCGATGAGTTTTTCCAGCCGCCCGTCTCGCCGCTCGAGGGCGTCGATGTGACCTATCAGATGCCAGATGGCACGACCGAGCCTGGCCTCACGATCGATCTTCCTCAAACCTGAGCAGCGCGCGAGCGCCATAGGAGCTCACCATGTACGTCAAACCCGCACCGGGCATTCTGCTGCGCGACCCGGTCACCAAGCAGTTGTTGTCGGCCGCGCCGGTTGAGGGCGTCAGAACGACGGTCGTTCCGGCCGAAGGCATGCCGGTCGATGACAACGACATGTACTGGCGCCGCCGGCTGCGCGATGGCGACGCCGTGCGCGTGACTGCGCCGCAACTCGGTGCCGCGCAAAACAGCACGGCCACCGAAAAGACCTCGAGCTAACACGACAGTCGCGCTGCCCTTTAACCCCGCCTCGGCGGGGTTTTTCTTTTTGGGCGTCGACATCGTCACCGGAGCCATCGAATGGGCGACATCTCATTTCCGAATATTCCGCAGAACCTCCGCGTTCCGCTCTTTTACGCGGACCTCGACCCGAGCAATGCGAACACCGGCCAGCAGACCCTGCGCGCCTTGATCGTCGGACAGATCCTGTCTTCGGGAACGGGTACGCCCGGCACGCCGCAGATCTGCCAGGGCATCGATGACGCGAAGGCTGTTGGCGGACAGGGCTCGATGCTCGCCCTGATGACCGCTGCATACCGCAATCGCGACTCGTTTGGTGAGGTCTGGTATCTGCCACTCGCGGACGGTGCTGAATCCGTCGCCGCATCCGGATCGGTCAACATCACCAGCGCTCCGACCACGACGGGCGTTCTCTCGCTGTACATCGCCGGGCAGATCGTGTCGCTCGTGGTGACGCCGACGATGACCGCTGCGCAGATCGCAACGGCGCTCGTCGCGCAGATCGGGACGCTCCCGGACCTGCCCGTTACGGCCGCTGTCGACGCCACGACCACCACGAAGGTCAATCTCACGGCGAAAAACAAGGGTCTGTGCGGTAACGACATCGACCTGCAGTTGAACTACGGCGGCGCTCCGGCGGGTGAGTCCACGCCCGCTGGCATGGCCGTGACGATCACCGCGATGGCTGGAGGTCTCGTCGCTCCCGACGTTGCTGATGCACTGGCGAACCTGGGCGACCAGACGTTCGACTTTATCGCCTTCCCGTACACCGATAGCACGTCGCTCGATGCGATCAAGGCGTTCCTGAGCACGTCGACGGGGCGGTGGAGCTGGAGCCAGCAACTGTATGGCGGCGCATACGCCGCATACCGCGGCACGCTCGGCGCGCTCACGACGTTCGGCGTGACGCGTAACGACGAGCACATGTCGATCATGGGCTTCAACGGATCCCCGACGCCGAACTGGGTGATCGCCGCCATCTACGCGGCCGCCGCTGCGATCTCTGCGCGTGCTGATCCCGCGCAGCCGATGCAGACGGTGACGCTGGACGGCATGCAGGCGCCACCGCTCACGATGCGGTTCCAGCTGACCGATCGCAACACGCTGCTCTACGACGGCATCTCGACCTTTTCGGTCGCCGACGACGGCACGTGCGCGATCGAAAACGCGATCACGACTTACCAGAAGAACACGTACGGCGACGCGGACGACAGCTATCTGGAGGTCGAGACGCTCAACACGCTCGCTTACGTGCTGCGCCAACTCAAGTCGGTTGTGACCACGAAGTACGCGCGCAAAAAGCTCGCTGCGAACGGCACGCGCGTGGTCGCCGGTACGAACGTCGTTACGCCTTCCACCATCCGCGCAGACCTCATCGCGCAGTACCAGACGATGGAAGAAAACGGGTACGTGCAGGGCAGCAGCGTGTTCGCGCAGGGCCTGATCGTGCAGCAGAACAGCACGAATCCGAATCGCGTTGACGTTCTCTATCCCGCGATTCTCATCGATCAGCTGCGCGTGTTTGCGCTGCTGATGCAGTTCTCGAACATCGTCCCGACGACCTCGAGCTGATCGCGCGAGCGCAACCACTGATGCGCCGCCTCGCGGCGCGCTCCTTTCTTCTGGAGACCTGCAATGCCTTCTCCCACCGGACTGCTCGCCGGCACCGCATCGCTGACGGTCGACGGCACGACGTACATGATCACCGCCGACTTCAAGTACAAGCCTGCGAGCAAGAAGCGTGAATCGCTCTCGGGCATGGACAGCGTGCACGGCTACAAGGAAAAGCCGTCGCCGCCGTACATCTCGTTCAACCTGCGCGACTGGGGCGGCCTGACCGTCGCGTCGATCAACGACTGGACCGACGTCACGTGCGTCGCGCAGCTGGCGAACGGAAAAACGATCATCGGCCGCGACATGTGGTCGGTGGAAGAGCAGGAGGTCGACTCCGAAGACGCGAAGTTCGATGTGCGTCTCGAGGGGCCGACCGGCTGCGTTACCGAAACCACCACGAGCTAATCATGGACGAAACGAAATTTCTCACGCTTCGCACGCCGATCACGTTGAAGGGCGACACGAAGACCTACGACTCGCTTGAGCTGCGCGAGCCGTCGGTCGATGAGCTCGACCGCAGCGCGCAGGTCGACGGCTCGCAGTATGCAGCGAATGCGGCGCTCATCTCGATGGTCGCGGGCGTGCCGCTCGCCGTCGCGCGCAAGATGGGCAAGCGCGATTACGAGGAGGCGGTGGCGTTCCTCTCGGGTTTTACCTACGTGCCCCCGCAGTCTGGTGTGACCTCGGGGACCGATACGCCGACGTCACCCACTTCTGGCGATGGGGACCAGACTTCGCAGGCCGTTTGACGCTGCGGAAATTCAATTACTGGTTTGAGCAGGCCAAACGCATCAAAGGGGCTTCCTGATGGCCAACGTGTTTTCGATCACGATCACCGCGGTCGACCGGGCAACAGCGGTCGCGCAGAACGTGAACAAGGCTGTGGCCAAGATCACGAAGCCCATCGCCGATGTGAAGGCGTCCGTGTCCGCATTCTCGAAAGAGACGGGCATGGACAAGCTCGGCCGGAGCATTGAAAAAGTCGGGATTTTCGCGACGGAGTCGGCCCGCCGCGTCGCGTCCCTCGCTCCTCCGGTTGCTGCGTTGACCGGCGCTGCGACCGTCGCCGGCGTCGTGGCGTTTGCGACGAGTTGGGGGCGGAGCGCAGTGCAGATCCGTAATACGGCATACAGCATCGGTATCGGCACGACACAGCTGCAGGAGTATCAAGGTGCTGCGCGCCTCGCGGGCGTTTCGAGCGAGGCTATGACGAACGGATTGAAGTCAGTCGGGGGTGCCTTCGAAGACGCCGCGGCAGGCCGCGACACATTCGTTGCTGGCGTGCTGGCTGATAAGGGAATCGGCATCCATCGCTTGCGCGATGGCTCGATCGACACGGCGCGGGCTCTACGCGACGTCGCTAACGCGGCTTCGAAGATCTCGAACACGCAGGCGCGCCAGAAGTTTCTCGAAATCTTCGGAGTGAGCGATCTCGCGCCTTTGCTCGGCAAGGGCGGTGCTGCGATCGATGCGTACGTCGCGAAGTTCAGATCGCTGAACGCGGTGATGACGCCCGAGCAGATTGCACAAGGCGAGCGATACAACGAGGCTCTGGTCGGTCTCGATGCGAATGTCGACAAGCTCAAGAACTCGATCGGTGCATCGCTTGCACCAGCGCTTGCAAAGGTCGCTGACGACATGGCGCCGATCGCCAATGAATATGGACCGAAGATCGCCCATTGGATTGAATCCACAGACTGGTCTGCGAAGGCTGACGAGGTCAAGGGCTACGTCGACGCGCTCGGCGGTGTCCAGACTATAGCGGGCGCGATCGCGGCGATCACCTTCGCTGGTCCGCTCGCAAATATCGTGAAGCTCGTTGTTCAGGCGACGAAGCTCGTCGGTCTGCTCGGCACGATCGCAGCGACGACTGCGACGGGCAGCGCGCTACTGACCACCACCGCGTCATATCTCGCCGAGCGGCAGCGCGATAAGGCGCTCGATCGAAGCATCCACCAGTTGCCTGGCGAAAGCGCGGCCGGGCGCGATCAGCGCGTCGCGGAGGCGGTCGCGGGCGGCGTGACGACGCCTGACGTCGCCGCGCCCGCGGACGGCGGTCTCGGCGGTCGCATTTTTCGGTCGATTCGCGGCTTGTTCGTGAGCAGCGCGGCCGACAACTCGCAGACTGCTGCGATCGTTCAGCGATTTCAGGACATGGGCTGGTCGCGACAGCAGGCGTCGGGGATTGCCGCGAATCTCTTCCGCGAGAGCGGATACAACCCGGGTGCGGTCGGCGATAACGGCTCGGCGTACGGTCTCGGACAGTGGCATCAGGATCGACAGGAAGCGTTCCGCAAGCGCTTCGGGGTCGACATCCGGAACTCGACGCTCGATCAGCAGCTCCAGTTCGTCGATTACGAAATGAGGCAGGGTGCGGAGAAGCGCGCGGGCGACGCGCTCGCGCAGGCGCAGACGGCCGCACAGGCGGGCGATGTCGTGTCGCGGCTCTACGAGCGGCCGGCGGATGCCGACGGCGAGGCGTCGCGTCGTGCTGCGGACGCTGTTGCTGTCAGCCAGAGCGTAGCCCAGACGACCAACGGCACTGTGCATGTGAAGGTGGAACTGCCGAATGCGCCGCAGGGCACGCGGGCGAGCGTGCGCACGACTGGGAACGCAACCGCCTCGGCGAACGTTGGCGACTCTGCACTTATGGAACCGGCGATATGAGCATTGCAAGCCTGACGAATCTCGCTGGCAGTATTGGCGGAGTTGCATCTGCGACCAGTCAGCTAGCATCGCTGCTCACGGGCCCATCGGCCGATTCATGGTGGGGATCGCTCCGACAGGCGTCGTATGGCGGTGTGCCATTCGCCGTCATCGGTACGAGTACGCGCTTCGGCACGCGCAACGCCGTGCATGAATATCCCTTCCGCGATGATGTCTACATCGAACCGCTTGGCAAGCTGCCGCGCCGGTTTCAGATGTTCGGGTTTCTCGTCGAAAACAGCCGTGTATATGGCGGCGGATCGGTGATTGGCCAGCGAGACAAGATCGTCGTCGCGTGCGAGGGTGGCAACCAGACACTGGTGCATCCGACGTTCGGGCGCATCGACAACGTGGCGTGCCTGGACGCCGAAGCAGGCGAGAGCATAGAGCACGGGCGCGTCATCGTCGTGCGCTTTACGTTCATGCGCAACGGCGTGCAGTCACAGACGTCTTCGACGGCCGACACGAAGTCGCTCCTCGACGAAGCGGCCGACGCCCTCGGCGTGGGCGCCGAACTCGACTTCGTTAAATCGGCTGCTTCAGCAATTCAGGAGGGCGCGGCTGTCGTCCAGACGGCCGTTGGTGTGGCTGTCAGTTGGGTGCAACTGGGCGTAACGGCAGTCAATGACGTGCGACGTTTCGCGAACACGGTCAGTACGCTCGCCGGCAACTTTGGCCGCTTCTTCGGTGGTGGAAACTCGGGGTACAGCGGATCAAATCAGACGGCGTCGGCGAGTACGACGGCCACGGACCTGCTGGATAGCGACGCAACTGCGCGCGCGACGTTGTCGCAGGCCGCCACGGCGCTGCAGACGGCGGCGTCAAATCCTTCAGACGCCGCGACGCTGAATACCGCCGCGCAGACGTACGTCACCGCGCTTGTCGCGACGATGTCGGGGCCCTCGGACGCGATTCGCTCGATGGTGAACCTGGCATCCTTCACACCAGGCGGCACCTTCACCGACTCGACGATCGGTACCGCTATGTCGACCGTTTCCACGGCTACGTCCGCTGTGTTCCGGCGCGCTGCTATCGCACAGCTGGCACAAACGGTTTCGGTCTATCAGCCGTCGTCATACGACGATGCCGTTTCCATGATCTCGACGGTGACCTCGTTGCTCGACACGGAGATCGAGACGGCCGGTGATGCCGAAGACGACAACAGCTACGCCGCGTTGCGCTCGGTGCGCACCGCGGTGGTCGCGGACTTGCAGGCGCGGGCGGCAGACCTTGCATCGCTGGCGACGATGTCGTTCGGCGCGTCGCTGCCGGCGCTCGTGCTTGCGCATCGGATCTATGGCGATGCGTCTCGCGCTGACCAGCTCGTGCAGCAGGTCGGGCCGGTGCACCCGCTATTCATGCCGTCAACATTCCAGGCGCTCTCGAGCTAATCGATGGACGACGAACTGTATTTGAGCGTTGGCGATCAGACGATCACTGGATGGACAGACATTCGCGTGACTCGCGGTATCGAGCGGTGCGTCTCGGATTTCGATATCGGACTGACAGAAGAGCAGGTTGAGCAGGACGAAGTGACCGAGGTCGTTGTTCAGCCTGGCGACGAATGTCTGATCGATCTGGGGGCCGATCTCGTGTTGACTGGGTATGTCGATACGTATGTGCCGTCTATCTCGCCGGGCGCGCACGGCGTGCGCATCACTGGAAGAAGCAAGTGCGAGGATCTCGTCGATTGCTCGGCTGTTTGGCCGAATGGCCAGATCAGCGGGACGTCTGCGCTGGATGTCGCGACGAAGCTGGCGGCGCACTACGGGATCTCTGTGAGCTGTGACGTAACGGATCTCGTCGCCATTCCACAATTCAACGTCTTTATCGGCGAGACGCCTTTCGAAATCATCGAGCGCGTGAGTCGATTTAGCCAGCTGCTCGTCTATGACCAGCCGGATGGGTCATTGTGCCTGGCGCGTGCACAGTCTGGTGACTCTGGCGCGCGTGCGACCGGCGGCATTGTGCAAGGTGCGAACGTCCAGTCTGCATCGGTCCTCTATTCGGCCGTCGAGCGGTTCTCGAAATACACGTGCTTTGCGCAGTCGGTGCTCTCGTTCACTGATGCCGGTATCGGCGCGAACATGATCGCGACGGTGAGTGACCCGAATGTGAGCCGTGTGCGCGAGCGATACATCGTCGCGGAGGCCGTGCAAGGCTTTCTAGATCTCGCGAAGCGGCGGGCAATATGGGAGATGAATCGCCGTGCCGGGCGCGCCGCCGTCGTCTCGGTGAAAGTCGATAGCTGGCGCGATTCTGGCGGCGTCCTCTGGACCCCCAATACGCTGGTCTTCGTCGACATCCCGAAATTGAAGATCTCGAAGAAGACGTGGTTGATCGGCGAAGTTACCTATATGCGAAACGCTGAAGAGGGAACGACTGCTGAGCTGATCATCATGGATCCGACCGCCTACTATCCTGAGCCGATTGCTTTGCAGCCATTGTTCGTCGATTCGAGCACGATCGGAGGCCAAAATTGAGCCGCCAACTTCTCGATCGCGCGGCGCGCCGGATCCTGAACCTGATCGGCCGCGCACGCATCAACCTCATCGATGACACGGGCCCGGTGCAGATGGCACAGGTGACGGTGAACGATCTGGAGACGATCGACAAAGTGCCGGTCGTGCAGGCCTTTGGCTTCGGATCGAATCCGCCTAATGGAAGCGACGTCGCCCTGGTTTTTGTCGGCGGCGATCGGAGCAATGGCGTAGTCGTCGCGACAAACAGCCAGAAGTATCGCGTGCGGAATCTCGAGCCCGGCGAGAGTGTTATTTACACGCAGGATGGCAAGCAGATCTACCTCACGGCTAGCGGTGGCATCAAGGTCGCTGCCAACGGACAGCCGGTCGAAGTGGACAATGCGACGACCGTGACAATAAACGCCGCCACAAAGATTCGAATGGTGACGCCGCGTCTCGAGTGCACGGGCGATATCGTCGACAACTGCGATACGACTGGCCGGAGCATGGCAGCCGATCGCGTGATTTTTGATGAGCATGGGCACCCGGTAGTGAACGTCCAAACGGGTGGCAGCACGATCAACACCGGAACTCCGACGGTGACCGAATGAGCGACATCAAGATCTACTGGGACGCCGCTAACGGACGCGGCGACTGGCAGCTCCTCGCCAACGATATTTCGACCGGTGATGATCTCGAAACGGCTCTTCTTTTCAGCGTTTTCAGCGATCGCGAGGCAGCGAGCGACGATGTCATTCCTGACGGATCGAACGACCGGCGCGGTTGGTGGGGCGATGACGGAAGCGACAGTGACACGCGACTGACCGGCTCCAGGCTCTGGCTGCTCGCTCGGCGTAAAGCTCCTGAAGACTCGACGCTGCAGGACTGTTACGACTACATCGTCGAGGCAATCCAGTGGCTTATCGACGATGGCGTCGTCGCGCGGTTCGACGTGACAGTGCAGTGGCAGCAACTGGGGACGAGGAAAAACATGATCGGATCGTCGATCGTCGCGTGGCCGCCCGATGGGAGTGCAGCGCGCATCTATAACTGGGCGTGGGGAACTAACTGATGCCGTATACCCGACCGACATTGACCGAGTTGCGGACGCAGATCTGGAGTGACATCCAGACCGGCCTCGGAACGATGCTCGCTTTCCTTACGAAAGCAGTCCTGAAGATCGTTGGCGCTGCGCTGGCTGCGCTCATCTGGGGTGTATATGGGTATCTGGACTGGATCGCCAAACAGGCAGTGCCATGGACGTCGGAGGACGAATATCTGGCTGGCTGGGGGGCGCTCAAGGATGTCTATCTCAAGGCGGCCACACCGACCGTCATCGAGGTGCTGTTCACGGGAGCGACGCCGGAGACGCCTATCAATGCAGGCACTAGCTTCTCCAGGCAAGACAACGTGCTTTACACCGTCAATGCTGACGCGGCGGTTGCGAGCGATGGCACCGTTACGGTGGCGGCGACCGCGGTTACGGCAGGGAGCGCAGCCAACTGCGACAACGGCACGTCGATAAGCCTCACGTCGGCGATCCCCGGTATCCCGTCGACCGGGACGGTGACCTCGACCGTTACGACTGGCACGGACGTTGAAACGCAGGACGAGTTCAAGACGCGGGTGATGGCTGCGTATCAGGACCCTGCGCAGGGCGGCGCAGAAGGCGACTATGTGCAGTGGGCTACGGCGATCGCCGGCGTCACGCGCGCCTGGGTGCAGCCGAATGGGTTTGGCGCGGGCACGGTGGTGCTCTACTTCATGATGGACGACGCGGAGTCTTCGTTTGCTGGGTTTCCTCAAGGGACCAACGGTGTGTCCCAACACGATGAAGGCCCTGACGGCGAACCGCGCGGCGTCGTCGCAACGGGGGACCAGTTGACGGTGGCTGACGCGATCGTCAGCGAGCAGCCCGTCACAGCGCTCATCTACGCGTGCGCGCCGATCAAGAATGCCATCGGATTCACCATCACAGGCATCAGCGATTCGACGATCGAGGCGTCTGTGAATAGCTCGCTAGCCGATGCGTTTTACCGCGATGGTGAACCGAAGGGCACTATCGACTGGTCTGCGATCACGGGTGCGGTGAATTCTGTGTCCGGGACGAGCGGCTATCTCATCACGGCAGTCACGAGCACGGTGGGCGGCGTCACGACGACGCTATTGCCGAATGCGAATATCGTCATGGGCGCCGGCCAATTGCCGGTGCTCGGGACGGTCTCATATCCTGGCTGATTTATGCTCGCACCCAATTACAGCGCGGCGGACTATCTGCGCGCGTTGCTCGCGCATCTTCCTCGCGGCCGCGTATGGCCCCGGGATAGCGAGGCCACCCAGGTCAGCGTCCTCGGCACCTACACGCCGATTTTCGAGCGCCTTAACGCACGCGCCAACAATCTGCTCGTCGACGCATTCCCCAGCTCGACTTACGAACTCCTGCCGGAATGGGAGTCGACGCTCGGGTTGCCAGATCCATGTGCTGGCGAAGCACCCACGACCGAACAGCGTGTTGCGCAGGTCGTCGCCCGATTTACCGCTACGGGCGGCCAGTCGATCGCCTATTACACGGCGGTCGCGAAAGCAATCGGCTACGAAATCACCGTCACGCAGTTCGTTCCCGCGCAGTTCGGAATGGCATTCGGCAAGCCGTTCGGTGGGGACGACTGGGCGTTTGCATGGCAGGTGAACGCGCCGACGTTCTCGATCAACTACCTCTCGTTCGGTGGCTCATTCGGGACGCCATTCGCGACGTGGGGAAATAACGTTCTGCAGTGTGAACTCGAGCGGATCATGCCAGCGCACACCATCCTCAACTTCTCATATTCGGACTGATAGATATGGACCGACTCATCGCTTCGAACTCTGTGCCGATGGCTCAGGCCGACACGGCTCCGACGACGGGCACACCACAGGGAGCGACTGACGGAAACCCTGCCTCGAATATTCCCGCGACGCGCTGGCCGTCCTATCAGTACAACGCGATTCAGGAAGAGCTGATCGCAGTTTTGACGGCTGGCGGGGTTACTCCCGATCGAACGAATAACGGACAAATTGCTGCGGCCATCAAGGCCCTTCGCTCGAAGACGTCGGTCATTGCGGACACTGGCGCTGTGAACGCCTATGCCGCGGCCAATGCGACGCCGCTCACCGCATCGACATGGCTGGACGGGGTCGTGCAGGCAGTGAAGATTGCTCACACGAACACCGGAGCGTCCACCTACGCGCCTGACGGTCTGTCCGCAATTCCGATCTACGGACTAGGGCTGGCCGCCTTGCAACAGGGCGAGCTCTTCGCCGGTGGCACCGCCATTCTGATGCGCACCACGATCGCGGGCGTCAACAGCGGCAATCCGATTTGCTTGCTGATGGAGTGTGGCGGCGGCGCGCAGCAGGTCCCGCCGGCGACCGCGAGCGGACACGCGCCGCAATTCGGCCAAGTCAACTCTGGCCGGCTTCTCAACATTCAAGTCCTTTCATCGAGCGGCACTTATACGCCGACGGCTGGCACGAACAGTGTCATCGTCGAGGCGATCGGCGGTGGCGGCGGTTCCGGTGGGGTTGCGGCCCCTGGCACCGGCAGCGGCGGTATCAGCAAGGCCGGGCAGAGTGGCGCTTATGCGAAGGTACGCTTCACGACTGGGTTTTCTGGCGCAGCAGTCACTGTCGGTGCAGCCGGATCTGCCGGGGCTGCTGGTGCAAACGCGGGCGGTACTGGGGGCACCACCTCATTTGGCTCGTTGATTTCGTGTCCTGGTGGATCAGGCAGTCCGGCTGGGAGCACCAATAGCGGCTATGTCTTTCTCCCGAGCGTATTCGGCGCGGCGGCGGCCACCATCACCGGCGGAACAACGCTGGCATCGTTGGCGCCTGCCGTCGGATCTGTGAATGTCGCAGCTGCCTCGGGAGGGGTGGGTGTCGCTGGCTCTGGCGCGAACACGCCACTCGGCATTGGAGGCATCGGCGCTACGCAAGGCCCTGGGAACGCAGGCAACGGATACGGGGTAGGGGCTGGTGGATCCTACGCCGGCACTGGCACTGCGGCGCAGGCGGGCGCTGCAGGAACCCCCGGGGTCGTCATCATCTACGAATACGCATAGGGAGCGCGCATGTACGCAATTGTCGAGAACGGGGTCGTGATCAACGTGATTGTCTGGGATGGCGAATCGGAATGGTCCGCCCCGGCGGGCACCAGCGCGATTCGAATTGAAGCCGGAGTTACTGCCGCAATCGGTTATACCTATGCAAATGGCATTTTCTCTGCGCCAGTCGCTTCATCTTCCGGAGAATAAGTTCGGTGTAAGGAATATCCGCAAAAAGTAACCTAAGATAAGACTTCCAAAGTGCAGCAGATGCAATCAGAGGAAGCCATTTCGATGATAGAAGATGCAGCAATAAAAAAGCCTTGGACCGAGCGGTTGGTGCCGCTTCCCCCGCAGAAATATACGGACAACATCGCAAAGTATTTGGCGCGTGGTGGAATACTCGACCTAGATGCCGATATTGACCGCTTCTCACACAACGATCGGATCAGATTTTATGCATTTTGCATGGTCGTTGATCAGATCTCAAAAGAGGGCATCCTTGGCGATTTCGCTGAGCTAGGTGTACATCGAGGGCATTCAGCGCGATTCCTCGCCTCAATCGCGCGCCGCCTCGGACGCAAGACCTTTCTTCTCGATACTTTCGAGGGATTTCACAAAGGCGATTTGGGGGAAAACGAGCGCGCTTTAGCAGGTGCCTTTGCGAATACCACGCTCGATGCCGTTCGCAGATTGGTTGGCGAAGAAGAGACGCTGTATATAAAGGGGCGCTTCCCGGAGACGGCGGGGCAATTTCCGGATGACGTGTCCTTTGCGCTTGCGCACATCGACTGTGATCTCGGCGAGCCGATGATGGCTGGCCTGCAGTATTTCTACCCACGTATGACGCCGGGCGGCTTCATCATCATGCATGACTACAACAGTCTCTATTGGGATGGCGCTGAAAAAGCGATCGACGATTTTTTCGCCGACAAGCCCGAAAGCGTTATCCCGTTGCCTGATATGTGTGGCTCAGTTGTGGTTCGGAAGTTTAAATAAGAGATTTTTAGGAGGCCGCCCCAGCATCGCAGATGGACGGCCATCTCTTCCCACACTCTCTGTTACGTTAAAGTTCAGCGGTCAGCCGATCAAACTCGCTGCTGAGATGCAATTTCTGCGACCACCTTGGATTCGGAGCGCTGCTGCAGAAACACCAGTCTCAAAGAATTTAGCAACGGCTTCTCAATGAACAGGTGTGTCAGAATTCCCACTGCCAATCCGGTGGGGATCCAGACGCAAGCCACGATAAATGGGTGTTCCGTAAGAACGAATCCAGTTTCGAAGGCAATGTAATACAGGACCGTCATCCACGTGACGTGCGTAAGGTAGAGGGCGTAGCTTGAGTCTCCGCCGAGCTTCACGAATCGGGTCTTAAAGAGTGGGGCATCGTCGTAGGCAAGCAGCGAGTAAATCAGTATCGCTGCCGGGATTCCCCATGAAATTTCGCGCGGTCCGTGATTGGCAAGACCATAGTTGTACGCGAACATGGCAACCGAAAAGATGAGAAGCGGAAGCGCGTCTCGACGCGAGGGGATGAGTCTATGACGAACCGCAATCGCGATCAAAAGTCCAAATAGGAACTCAAGGCAGACCGAGGTTTTAAAGTCCTTGGCTCCGTCCGAAAACGGGATCGGAATAAATGCTGTCGCAAGGAATGCCATCGCGACAATGCAAGCAAGCAACGCTCGGTCACGACACAACAATAACGCAGCGCCTGCGATGCAGTAGAAGAGTACCTCGTAAGTCAGCGTCCATGCTGCCCAGTAGATCGGCGCCCATTTATGGCCGAACTGAGGTAATAGCAACGCACTCCGTGCGACGTGCTCCCAGCTAGGAGCGCCGCCGTTCACGAAGTGGTTGACCGCGATGAGGATGATTGTCGCTATCCAATAGATTGGATAAACACGGATAAATCGCTTGGTTATAAAGGTGCGGGCCGAGTCGTCGCTCATCAGCGCGAGCCCGATCACCAGGCCGCTGATAACAAAGAAGACATCGACGCCAGCTGCGCCAACCCATATGGGACCGTTGTATATCTGAGCAACGTGATGGGAAAGGACCGCAAATGCGGCAATAAATCTCAGAAAATGGACGGAATTTAGTTTTTTATTCTCACTCATGGTCTCTCAGCGTGATTTGTTTTCGTAGTAAGAATTATAAATCACTTACAGGCATGAAAGATGCTGAGCGGGCAGCGGCCTCCCCCTAGTTAAGCAATCGTTTGACAATTGGCAGCAAGACAGCGACCTCTCGCGCCGCCTTGATCTCATACAAGGCCGGCGTAGGGTGCAGCCCGTCAATCAGGAGCGACTGCCAGTTCGGCAGGGACATGATGTAGTCGTACTGTTTCACGAGAGGGATGCCGTATTGGGCGGCTACCTGATCAATGATCTGCGAGTACTGCGCGACCTGCGCATTCCATGCGGGGTCGGCGCACGGATTGGGTTCCTCGAAGACAACAATACGCCCGGCCTTCACGGCCGCAGTGGCGAACACGGTCAGATCCCACTGGAAATCTGCAGGCGACTCGTTCCAGACGTTGTTCGGATTCGAGTCGTTCAGCCCGAAGTTTTCAATGACGATCTGGAACGGCGTCGCGTCGAGATATTGCTGCCACGTGACGCCCGCATCTCCGAATGTGCCGAAAAGCCTGTTGGACAGGCTGGTGCCTGGCTTGCCGTCGTTAATGACGGTCACGTTCTGGCCGAGGTAGCTCTGAAGGTTCTGCTGCATCAACGCGGGTGCGTTGTATGCCGTCTGATACGGATCGAGCCCGTTTGTGGACTGGGTGCCGTACATCGTGCTGTCGCCTTCCGCGTCGATCACGACGCTGACCGGCGTGGCCGCCGATGACGATGCGGGCGCGGCCGCCGCAGGTGATTCCGGAGAAGCGCCGCCACCTCCGCCGCACGCAGACAGCGTCAGCGTGCATCCAGCGGTCATCGCTACGGCTGCTGCTCTCCATCGGACACCGGGCCGACGAAGCAGCCGAACGTGCGCATCCGCGCGTAGATCTGCTCGACGTTCGCCACCGGGCCGGCCATGAGCTCGAGCCGCGTGGCGATCAGAAACGCCTTGTCGAATCCCAGATCGCGCCGATCTGACTCGGGCGTCTTGTCGCCCCACGTGTACTTCGCCCACTGCCTGCCGGTCGAAACGTGCGCAAGCGCGGCCATCTGGGAGCGCGTGTATTTGAGCTCGTCGGCAAGCCGAAGCAAATCTTCGGGTGTCGGCGGGACATACGGAGGGTTCATCGGGGCGGAAAAATTGAAGGCGCGCGAGCGCGCGAAAGATGAGTTTCACGTTCATTCCTTTCGGAGAGTCGGGCACCGCGAAGCGCGTAGCCCATGCACCGAAGAATGTACCTAAAGGGTACATCAGTCAAGCGAAATCCATGGCCGCCTCAGGGCGGCTTTTTCGTTTCAACCACAAACGAGAGCCCACCACGCCTATGCCAACCTCCGGCGACGACCTGAGTCTAGTCAAGCTCCTATCCGGCATATCAGCGTCTCTAGCCGTGCTCGCCGGCACGCTGTCCGCCGGCTGGATGCGCGCGCGCAAGGAGCTGTCCAGCACGCGCAAGTTCGAGTCGAGCGACAAGCTCGATATCCGCCGCGATGAGATCGAGGCATCGACGCTCGAGAGCCTTGCGCGGGCGTCGAAAGAATGGGAGTCGCAGTACCACCGCGCGATCGCGCGCGAGACGCGTTATCGACGGTTGCTCGCCGTCTCCGAAGCCCGGTATCGAAAGATGGTGCAGCAGGCCGCCGAGGACCGTTTGCAGGATCGTCTGAAGATCGAAGCGCTGATGGCCAGTCAAGCAGAGAAGGACCGTCGGATCGTGCAACTGCAGGCAGAACTCGGAGGCCGTCGCACGACGGACAACTCATGACGAAAGGGCAGCGACTTAAAGCGCTGTGGCAGCGCGTGGACATCTTCGTGCTGTTTGCGTTGGTGGTGCTGCTCGCGATGGCCGCCGGCGCCGGAGTGATGAACTGGATCAACCAGCGCGAGCGAATGCAGTTGATAGACAGGTTCCCGGTAGTGCGTGCCGAAGAGCGCGCGGCATGTGTGCACGAATTCACCGGCAGGATCAGCGATCTCACGAAGCTGAACCAGCAGGGCGCGGCGTCGCTCGCGGATCTGCGCCAGCAGATGTCCGATACGCACGAGCTTGCGGAGTACATGCTCCACTTCCTTGGCGATCGCGCGCGGATCAGCGACGCGAAGAGTGCAGCGATGCTCAAGCAGACCAGAGAGGCCGCGCAGGCCGCGACGGCTGCCCAGCAGACCAGCGTGCAGGTTGAGCGGAAGGTCGCTGCAGCCGCGAGCAAAGCCGACGAGGCCGCGAGCACGGCACAGGACGTGAGTCGCAAGCTCGACACGGCAGTTCGTCCGCCGCTGCCCGCGAAGCCCTGGGTCGGCAACAACCACTGAATCACCGGCGCTGCTCGAGCGCCGCGTCCTTTCCCCTCCGACAACTCGCGCGCGCCGCATAACTGCGTCGCGGTGCGCGCTTGCGCGCCGGATCTATCCCAGAGGCCACATGACACCCGACGACTTCATCGCGGCGATCGCGCCAGCGGCGCGCGCGCTCGCGGCAACCACAAACATTCCTGCGAGCTTCACGGTCGCGCAGGCCGCGCTTGAATCCGGCTGGGCGAAGTCGCAACTCGCGCAGCGCTACTTCAACCTGTTCGGCGTCAAAGCCGATCCCAGCTGGACGGGCACAACGGTGATGCTGCCGACTGTCGAATACGTCGCTGGGAAGCCGGTGACGGTGCAGGCGCGCTGGCGCGTGTACGCCGACTGGCTGGCCAGCCTGCAGGACCATGCGGAGTTCCTGATCCAGAACCCGCGTTACGCCTGCGCATTCGCGTGCACTGATGGCCTGTCGTTCACCCAGGCAGTCGCCGGCGCCGGGTACGCGACGGACCCGAACTACGCATCGAAGATCACTTCGATCATCAACGCTCACGGACTCGAGTCTCTCGACACGTGAGCTATTCACCGGCCGCTCCGTAGCGGCCATTTTTTCGACAAGAGGAAAGCATGAATGCATGGATCAAGTTTTTGGCGGCCGCGCTGTTGTTCGCTCTTTGGGGCGCGCTCGTGTTCACCCACCAGGTGGATCCGAAGGAACTCGTCATGGGGATCGTTGCAGCGCTCACAGGCCTCGGTGTGTTTCACGCGGCAACGAATAGCGGGACCTCTTCGAGCAGCTCCAGTGCCGGTGGCGCGACGGCTTCCGGGCCTGTTGAGCCGACAGCCGATCCGGCGGCTGCGACCGCTTCTTCTGTCAGTCTTGCGGGCACGGCGCCAGCCGCGGCGCAGGTCACCATCACCGCTCCACAGGTAACCGCAGCCGGCACGCTGCAGTGACGCGCGCCGTCGGCGCCTTGCTGGCGGCGCTGCTCACCAGCTGCTCGATCGTTGAGCACCTGCAGGTGCTTCCAACAGTCAACCCGACTACATACGACGTCTCGTGCTGCGTGGTGTACGCCGAGATCCCTCCGTCGACGCATCTGAGCATCACCGTGAAAAAGGCCGAAACCGGAACCACGGTGAAGCTCGGCGCGCGCTGGCGCTTCTGATTTCCCTCCCGCCGCGATAGCGGCATCACATCCCGAAGGTTCTCACCATGAAGAAACTCATGCTGCTCGCGGCAGGCGCCGTCCTGCTCGCTCTTTCTGTTGCCGGCTGCACGTCCACGGCCCAGCAGAATCTCGCGACTCTCGCCGCGAATGCTCAGTCGAACGTCGACAAGGCATGCACGGTCGTCCAGCCGGTGCTGCTGAACCTGAGCGCATCGATTCCCGGCGACGCGAACCTCAAGCTGCTAGCCACCGACAACGGGCAGCTGTGCGCGGCGGTCGCGTCACTCGATCCGACGAACGTTCAGAGCCTGATCAACACCGTGATCCCGAACGCGATCGCGCTTGTGTCGCTGTTGCCGATCGATACCGCGACGGCCAACGCGATCAGGCTTGCGCTCGGCGCGGCGTCGCTCGCGTTGTCCAACTGGCTGGCGGTGAACGGCACGTCGAGCACCGCCGCGACGTCCACGGCGACTGCAACGACGGCTGCCGCTGCATCCGCCGCCGCGGTGGCGACGTCCGCGAGCGCCGCGACTGCGGCAGCGCCTGCGCAATGAGGCCCCTGCGCCTCGCGCTGAGCGGCTCGGGCTTCAAGGTGCCGGCGCATGTCGGCGCCTTGCAGGCGGTCGCGGACGCCGGCTTCGAGCCCGTAGAGCTGGCCGGCACGTCCGGCGGCAGCATCGTAGCCGCGCTCGCCGCCTGCGGCATGCGGCTGTCGGACATGAAAACGCTCGCGCTGACGTTCGACTGGTCGGACATGTTGTCCTTCAGCCCGCTCGCCGCGTTGCGTCTGCGCGGCTTTTGCGACGGATCGCGGTTGCTCGCGTGGCTGCAGGAGCATACCGGCGGCAAGACGTTCGGGGACGTCGCCACCACATTGACAGTGGTGGCGTCGGATGTCGCGAGCGAAGCGCCGTTCGAGTTCTCGCGTGCTACGACGCCAGCGGCCGCAATCGCGCAGGCGGTGCGCGCGTCGACGTCGATTCCGTTCGTATTTGAGCCTGTGCGGCTCGGCGCCGCGCTGCTGGCGGACGGCGGGATGGTGAACAACATTCCGGCAGACCGGTTGAAGGTCGATGATGTGCCGCGCCTCGGCGTGCAGCTTGTGAGCCAGGATTTGCCGCTGCAGCCAGACCGGTCGATGTCGCCGGTGCAGTTCTCAATGCGCCTGATCGACCTGATGCTGTCGGCCTGCGAAACGACGCACGTGACGGCGGCTCAGGCGGCGGGCGCGCACATGGCGTTCGTGGAAACGGGGTATGCGTCGACGCTTGATAGATCGATGCCGATCGAGCTGCGCCAGCGGTTGTTCAACGACGGTTACGCGGCGGCCGCCGCGGCGCTCGCGACGATCGCAGCACCCGCCCCATCGACGGCCTGATCAGCGCAGCACTTCGCCAGTCCGCGCGACGCGATCGCGCAGCCACGTAACGATTCGCTCGTGGCGCGCGATCGCTTCCTCGTAGGTGGGGCTGGTCGCGCTCTTGCCGTGCAGCCCAGGTCCCTCTACGTGGTGAACGAAGTGGGGCGGTTCGGGCATTGTGACGTCGTCGGTGAGACCTTGGAAATACGTCCGTACGCGCGCATGCGCGCCGACGGATGTCTTTCGCGTCGTTCCGTGCTCAGTAGCCCAGCGGGCCCATTCGTCGAAGGATGTCTCGACGGGTTCGTTTCGCTCATCGAGCACGAAGTAGTGTGGATGCGAGGGCATAGCCACCTCAAAAATACTGTATAAAAAAACAGTATATCCGGGGCGCGCCCTCGATCTTCAAGCGGCGTGGCGCGGACGAAGCTGGACCACGTTGGACGGGGCACCACGATTTTCGCTCGGCCCCGCATCGCCCGAGCAGTCTGCGATGAACTTCGCCCAGGCTTCCATCGCCCGGCGCCGCTCTGGAATTTCCTCGCGGACGTCGTAGATCCCCTCAACGCCGGGGAGCTTGTGATTGAGTGCGATTTCGCTGATGTCGCGCGAGAAGCCGAGGTTGCGCAAATGGCCTTTGGCCGTGCTGCGGGTGTCGTGCGGCGTGAAGCGTCGGACCTTCAATCCCTTTTTCTCGAACGCCTCGGTGATGGCATCGCGCAGGATGTGGCCATTGACGTGCCCGTCTTTCCCGCTCCAGCGCGCCGGGCACAGCCATGTCGAGTCGCCGGCCATCGCGATCAGTTCTTCCATCCAGCCGACGACGAGTGGCGCGAGCGGCACGAGAAAACCCGCGCGCGTCTTGACGGTCGAGCCGCGCACGCGCCACGCGCCACGCTCCAGATCCACCAGCGCCTTTTCGGCCTTGATCAGCTCGGCACTGCGCACGCAAGTGGCGAGCAGAATCCTGAACATCAGGCCGTTGCGTCGGCCCAACAGGTCATCGATCCCGGGCAGTAGGGTGCGCAGCTCGTCTTCACTCAGCATGACGCGCTTGCGGCGCTCGGGCGCTGCGCCAAGCACGGCGGCTAGCTCGACGCCCGTGGCCGGGTTCGCGTCGATCATCCGGCGCCCGGCGGCGTGCTTGAAGATGCGCCGCAGCAGACCGAGCAGCGTTCTGCAGACCGACCACGGGTGCCCGCACGACTCGATCATGTAGACAATGTCCGATGGCTTGACGGCCGAGACTTCCAGCGCACCGAGCTTGGGGCGCACGGTGGCGTCGAGAAGCCACGTATACATTTTGACGCTGTTCGCGGCGAGATCCGGAAATCGCTTCGCGACGTAATCGTCGCAGAGCTTGTTGACGGTCATGGCCTCGCGCTGGCGGGCCTTCGCGACGCGCTTGTCGGCGGCCGGGTCTTCGCCGCCGTCGATCTTCACGCGAAAGGCGCGCGCCTTCTTGCGGGCTTCGGAAAGGGAGAGGTCGGGGTAGTTTCCGAGCGTCAGCTCTGGACGCCGGGAGCCGCGGCTGTAGCGCAGCACCCACGTCGCGATGCCGAATTCCGACAGGGTGAAGGTCAGGCCGTCGCCATCGCTGCGCGCGATCGGCTCACCTTGTGCCAT